GCGATCGTTACGGCAAGGTTGGCCGCGATGGGCAGTGGAGATTTACCAAGGTTGGAGCGGAGAGGTACAACGGTACGAATGTTTCCGGAAACACACAGATTAATAGTGTAGATAAAGAAATTGAATCCGTAAACCGACAGATTGGTGACACACAAAAGCAGCTCACCACACGGCTGAACACAGCACGTAGTTTTATTACGGCTGATACGCCGACTACTCCACACACCAAGGACACCCCGAAGAAAACGACCATCAAGGACGACAAGAAAGATGAACCGAAAACCCACGTAGAGGAATTACAGGCGCAGTTGGCGGCGGCACAAAAGGAAATGGGCAACGCCATGACCGTAGATGCAAGGGTGAAAGCCGATGCAAAGGTAGCCGACATACAACGGCAGATAGACGAAGCTACAAAGGGTAAGGTATCAATCGGGGCAGAGACAGAACCGACATACATTGTGCAGGGAAGCGATGCCGACAAACGACAGAGCCGAACCAATGCACAACACAACATAGACCGGATAAGGCAGGACTTTGAAATAGGACTTATCGGCAAGGAAGATGCCGAAAGGCAGATAGCCGACATTAACAAACAGCTTGAAAAGTTGGGCGTTAAGCCGATAGAGGTACATTTCAAAACCTACATCGAGGAACTGCAAGAACAGTTGCACGACGCACAGCAGGAGTTTGAGGAAGCCACCACAATAGATGCAAGGGTGAAAGCCGATGCCAAGATAGCCGACATACAACGGCAGATAGACGAAACTACAAAGGGTAAGGTATCTATCAAGGCAGAGACAGAACCGACATACATCGTGCAGGGAAGTGCAGCCGACAAGAGACAGAGCCACAGCAACGCCCAGAATAAGGCAAGCCGCATACAAACCGACTACGAGATAGGAATCATAGGCAAGGACGAGGCACTGAAAGAGATTGAGGAGATAAACCGACAACTCGCAGAAATCGGATTGAAGCCTATAAAGATTGAACTTGACAGCAAGGGTTTTGACAAGGTGTTTGGCGACATCAAAAGCGGTTGGGGAAACATCCAAGGCGTAGGCAACGGCATTCAGGGCATAAGTGATGCACTGGAGGGCAACGGCGATGCCTGGCAGCAGGTGACGGGACTTATTAACGGCTTCATTTCCATTGCCGAGGGCATACAGGGTATTGTGGAGTTGTTCGGTATGCTCACGGCGGCAACCTCAGCACACGCGGCGGCATCCACTACCGATGCAGCAGCAACGGCAGGAGAAGCGGCAGCAGCAACAGCCAACACGGCAGCCAAGAGCGGTGAAGCGGTAGCAAATGCCACGGCGAGCGGTGCAAAAATGCCGTTCCCTTTGAACCTGGTAGCGATTGCGGCAGGTGTGGCGGCGGTTATTGCAGCACTCGCAGCAGTTTCGGGATTTGCCACTGGTGGTGTTATCGGCGGTACTTCTACATCGGGTGACAAGAAGTTTGCCCGAGTGAACAGCGGCGAGATGATACTAAACAAGTTTCAGCAAGCCCGATTGTTTGGCATGATTGACGGCAAGTTTCAGCCGCCTACCTTTACGGAGCGGAGGTTACAGCCGGTAACGATGCAGAATATAACAAACGACATTGAACCGACAGCCACGGAGGTAAACATCAATATGAATGCCAACGCACGCAAGATACTTGACATGATTACAGATGTTAAGCGAGTGGCGAAAAAGAGCGGTAAGAACTATAATGTGTAACAAATAAAAATCAGTTAATATGTATATACACGGCAGTTTTCTAAGTCAGCAGGGCGATACGATAACGGTACACATCGTTACCGGGAACGATCGCACGCAGGCCATTGAAATAGGTACAGAAAAGGCAGATGTATATTTTAGCGAGGATCCGGCAGAAATCGAGAATGAGGTAAACGACACTTTCGATGTGCTTTTGAGAAATTCGGCTAAAATAAGATTGCTTTGCGGCAACCTGATTAAAGACCTTTTTAGTACCTCATGCCGTGATGCAGTCGTAAACATCTATAAAAACGATACGTGTATCTTTGCCGGGTTCATCGAGCCGCAAACTTTGTCACAGCCATATAACAACAGATGGGACGAACTGGAATTAAATTGCATTGATGCGCTTAGTGCTTTGCAGTATAGCAAGTATAAGAATGTGGGCGCATTGGGCGTTATCTATGCTTTCGTCAAGGCAGAGGCAGCGCAGCGTAGTTTTTACGATATTGCCACCGAGATACTGAAAGGAGTTACCGAGGGACTGGATATATTGGGCAACCAAAATATTAAGTTCTGGTATGATGGCAGCAAGGCAGTTGATGCACAGACCGCAAACCGCTATCAGGTATTTAAGCAGCTTTCAATATCTGATTTGTTGTTTTTGGGCGACGATGAGAGCGACGTTTGGCAGCAAGACGAAGTGTTGGAGGAACTTTTGAAGTACCTTAACTTACATATCGTGCAGGACGGCTTTAACTTCTATATCTTTTCGTGGGAATCCGTCAAGGCGGCACCCGATAAGATTATTTGGCATGACATCGTAGCCAACAGCACCAAGACAACGGCGCAGCAAGCCGTAACAATCGCTTTGGCTAACGTGGCCGATTGCGATACCACGATAAGCATAGGCGACGTATATAACCAACTTCTATTAACCGCCAAGGTGGAAGACATCGAAAGCGTGATAGAAAGCCCATTGGACGATGATTTGTTGGTTAGCCCATACGTCAATAAGCAAAAGTACCTCACCGAGTATTCAAGCGACGGAGAGGGAAAGACCGCATACTATGCGATGAAAGCAATGGTGAATGGCGAAAGCACCAACTATGGTGGAGGGGCTATTACTCATTGGTATGTGCAGGTAATGTGTAACAAGCTATGGACGTTTCCGATGAAAGGTAACACCGGGGTTGATTTGGTAGATTATTTCGGTGGTGAGGGCACGAACCAACACGCTTTGCCTGATTGGTTAGGACAAGCACCGGGGGCGGCTATTATGGCTTTGGGTAGCGTTAAAATCAATACCGCCAACGATGATAATAGCCCGACATCTAAGGTGAATATGACTGACTATTTAGTTGTGTCGGTTAATGGCAATGGCGTGGATAATGACGAAAACAAGACCTACCCGAGTGTGGCAGACATACAGAAAAATATACCGTATGCTGTCTATACTGGTAATAAGGCAGGGGGTGTTTTTTCGCCGTCAGACGACAAAACCACCAACTATATAGTATTGTCAGGTAAGGTTATTCTAAACCCGATAATGGCGGTTACTGGTAATTTTTCCGCTATGCGTGAGAAAATGGGAAATCGCCCACCGTACCAAGGTAGCGGAGGTGGAGGCGGAACAACGCCGCCACCAATGTATTTTTGGCACAAGACCGTACCGAGCCGTAACAATGGCGATGGCAGGTATTACACCCGGCAGTATTGGCAAGCCGAGACCCCGGACAAAGAAGTATCATGGCATGAGGGCGCAGATAGCGGATTTTATCCATATACCGGGGAAGGCCCAGAGGAATACGAATTTAAGTACAGCGCAGTAGGCGACAGTACCGACACAATCAGTAAGGTAGCCGTATTAGCCTGTATGTTGGTTATCGGCGACAAATGCGTAGTGGAGACCGGAACCGATGGGCAGACAACCGATTTTGTTTGGCAGAAATACAAGGAGCGGAGCGAGTGCCAAAGCGATGATGAATATTATCAGCAATGCTTTACAATTGGCTTTGACCCTAAGATAGGCGATAAGTTGGTAGGCACAGAGTTCAGCATCCAAAACAACATCGACTATAAGATGGGTATCGATGCGGAGGGTATAGCAATACCGATTACCAAGGGCGACAAGATAAGTGGGCAGGTTAGGTTTATGATATTAGGCCCTGTTAATGCTACATGGGACGTTATCACACGCCGCCACCCTACCTTTTTCAGGCATACAAAGTGGAGCAGCTCATCAGTACCGCTTTTAGCCCATGTTAGTAGCATCCTGATTAAGTCGTTTGATGTTAAAGTATATAGCGATAACGGACTAATCAGCAATGGCAATGATGATAACGATATTATCTATATGAGCGACACCAAAGAAACCTTTGTGAACAAAAAGGACGATTTGGAGTTTAAGATAAATTCGGCATTGACCGCCACGGAGTGCGCCAAGTTGGGAGTTAGCAATACGGTGAAGTTATCCACACCGTTGAATATATCAACCGGGGACGGAGTGTTAGAGGTGTACGACCGAAACGGCAACGTTAAGGCAAAGCCCGAACAAATCTACGTGGATAGTTATTATACTGAATACCATAAGCCACGTATCGTGATGGAACAGAAACTAAGAGACATTGATAATGTTGTTAGTCTGTTTAACCATTACCGCCACGAGGCTTTAGACAAAGAATTTTTCGTGCAGGGCATCGGCAGAAACCTTATTGAGGGACGTGCCGACCTCACATTAAAGGAGATTGGCACATGATCGAAGTTAAGCAGATAGCAAAACCCAGGAACAGCGGCAGCAGTGGGGCATCCACTGGAGGCGGCAGCTATGGAAGTATCGGCAAAATGACCGAGGAAGCCAAGCACGCAGCCAAAGCCGATATAGCGACACACGCAGAGCAAGCCGAGTATGCAAACCGTGCCGGATATGCGAGCCGTGCCGCCTATTCCGATTTAGCCGGAGACGTTGCAGAGGATAGCCCGATTAACGACCGCTTTTTATCGAAGATTACCGCCGACATAGCGCAAGGGCACATTACTTTTCAGCAGGGTTTAACGGCTATCGGTTTGGCAATATTCAAGGACGGCGCACACTTTGGCGAATTCGTCAAATCCCTGTATGCAGGTAAGGGCGCAGGTATTGACGCACAAGGTAACGCCGAGGTGGAAAGCCTAAGAGTGCGCAGCTACTTTGAGTGTCTGGAATTGATAGTAAACCGATTGTCAGCAATCGAGGGCGACCAACTTCTAACGGAAGCGGACACAATCGAGAGCGTGGACGATTTGGGCAATGGTTGTTTTGGTTTGCACCTGAGAAGCAAATGGGACGGATATTTTACCGCCCAAGCCGAAAACAATGTGCTAAAAGGTATCATCAATACTTTGGCGCAAGGTAGCGGAAAGTATTACACGGCATGGTTTAGGGTTAATAGCGTTAATACCGCTAACAACTACATAGAGGTGACGCAGTACCCGGACACCGAAGTACCAAGCGGCAAGAACTACCCACCGTGTGAAATGATGAAGATTGCACGATGGGGAAACCAAACGGACACGAAACGGCAAGATTGTTTGTACCTATCGAGCACAGAGGGGCGAATCGTCAAGCTAAAGGGAGTGACTAAGCCGATTTTGGATAACGCCAACTATGGTGCAGCTTTCGGCAGTTTGCCCGAATTTGTGTACGAGTTATTGGACGATACCGGCAACCCTTTGCCAATACGTGATGGTTTAGACTATATGTATATACCGGGTATCGTCACAATGGACGTTATCAGACTTAACAAGTGGACTGGTAAGCCGTTGGTTACGTATGTGGATCGGGGGGCGTGGACGCAAAGCGGTAAGTACTATTGCGATGCTATCAACCCGGACACCGGGGAGTATGAGACATCAGACGTATGGTTTAATGGCTGCAAGTACAGATGTTGCAAGAACCTCACGACGACCGCCCCGGCATGGAACAATACCGATTGGGCGATGATTGAGGGAAACCCAGACTTTGCCGTAGATTTCCAAGAGCCTGAAAGTATCTTAGACCCGGACAAAATAGACCTCACACTAACCATCGTGGCGACCCTGTATAATATGAATATCACAGATGATATTTTGGACGCAGACGTAATGTGGACGAGATACAGCGAGGACGCAGAGGGCAACGAGAGAACGGCGAGCGACAACGTTTGGAGTTTGCGCCACGCCAATACCGGAAAGTCTTTGCACCTCACAGCCGAGGACATGGATTTTAACGGCTATATGCCTAAAGTTATACGCTTTACGGCTACCGTTACTTTACGTGACGGCATGGGCAATGAAGCAGCAACGGCGGCAGTCAGTTACGAGTATTAATTTAAACATAGCGCAGTTATGAAGACAAAAAGATTTGATTTCAATTTTAAGCCACTGCAAATTAATGTTAGCATGGTGGTTGAGGGCGGCGTATCGGATAGTCAGAACTACGACGCAGACACCGACACATATACGCCCGATTACACCATAGACGCATCTAACTTAATAGTGCAGCCGAATATCGGCAGACTTGACAAAGACGAGGTTTTAACGCCGGGCTTGATTAATCAAGACCTCGCTAACGTAGTCTGGTATGAGGTGAACAGAGGAGCAGCCGACACGTTAATAGACAGCGCTAACGCCGACTTTGAGGTAGTCAGCAAGGGTGCAAATGCCGGACGTATCAGGATCAAGAAGAACGCCAAGCCGCAGGTACCTATGAATCTACGATTTGAAGCGGACTACAAAGACCCACGTACTAATCAGGTACACCACATCATCAAGCCGTACCAAGTACAATGCAAGAACGCCACAGCATACACGCCACTTCTGGTATTGGACGCAGCCGCCCAAACTATCTACAACCCATTGAGCGACCCCGACACGCAGACGGTACACGCATCATTGAGATTGGGCGTTAATGAGTGCCCAGAGAATAAGCGTTTGTTTGTGTGGGAGGTAATGCGAGACGATGGAACATTTACCGCCGTAGGCAGCGACACCACGTTAGACTATGACGTAGCGGTAGCAGCAGACGGAAACAGTTGTACCGTTAATCGTAGCCTCATGGGTACAGAACTTTATTTGCGATGCAGGGCAAAGTATAGCCCGGACGGAAACCCGAGCAGCGTGACACTATCGGACAACGCCCCAACTAAGTTAGTGGCATTTATCCGTAGAATCCCAAAATTTGAGTACGACATCGGCGAACTACCTACCAACCTACCAAGTGGTTTGTTAGAGATTGCGCCAACGGCGAAGATTTGGAACACTAACGGCACGATCGACAATCCGGAACGTGAGTTATTGCCGCTTTGGTACGTCGCTACAAATGCCCAGTCAGGAACGCTTAACTATTCGCTCATAGCACATGGAATGAAACCGACGCTTTCGACCAATAAGGTTAGTCAGACGTTAGGCGGCGTTTATGGTTTGGACGTTAAGGACGTTGGCCCTACGTGTGCGTGGGAAGACAGCGACGGCGCAGTATTCGTTGATGCAGACGATAACGTAATATTAATCAAATAACAATTTAATCAATATAAGATTATGGCAAGATACATTAAAGCAAATCCATTGGTTGCACGATACTTGCAACTGGAGAACGGCCGTAACATGGTGAGTGATGGAAACTATCTGTTTTGGCAAAACGATATGTTGAAGTTTGGCCCACTAACCCAACTTAACGACATATTGGTTAAGATTGGAGGTATAGCACTTATGCCGCATGAGGCGAGAAGTGAGCAGGACGGTACTATTTGCCGACCTTTGCCAATGGCAACCGATGCACGCTTTCAGCAGCCTATTAAGGCTAACGTTAATGATGCTATCGTAGGTGACAACACCAACACCGAGCAGGGAGCAGATGGTAAGGGCGAGAACACAGAGAGCACCGACAATGGCGGCAACAGCAACGAGGGCCAGGCCTACGAGGAAAATGCGGAGGGCGACCAACAGCCGGAAGCGTCAGAGAGTGAGCAAACAGAAAGTGAAACCAAAAAGTAAGGAACTATGAGCAAAGCGAGTACAGCCCGAACGATTAAGTTTATTGCCAAGGCAGGAACTTATACGGCATTAATCATGTGCCAAGATGGCGACATCTACCAAGAATGGGAGGGCACGGAATCCGACGTTACTAAGGTGTTCCCAAACTTTGAACAGACAAAACCAAAACTTAACTTTGTCTGTATGAGTAGCCGAGTAGCCGAGGGAGTGGCAACGCCTGATAGTATGCAGTACTTTTTTAATGGTACGAAAATCGAGTTTAACGGCGACACGTCAAGCGGCATTTTTGCAGGCTACTTTAAGAAGTTTGCGCCAAGCGGCGACAACATCTACTATGGTTTGCAGATTGTTAAGAATTTGGTAGAAATCGCAGGTTTTGCCCCGGTAACTATCAAGATGGTGGCAGCTATCAGTTATGGCACACAAAGCGATAATATCCAAGCTACCTATACAATCCCAGTACAGAAAGCAACAGGTACAAGCTATCGTGTTACCATCGCGGCAGGAGATAACAAGGGCTTTGTTATTACCGACAAGGGCGGCAGTTGTGTTTTAAAGGCAAGGGCATACCAAAACTACGGGGAAATCACCAAAGATTTAACCTACGCGTGGGAGAAGATGGGCGTCAGTGGTTGGGAGGTAATCAACGGCCAAACCGCCCAGACGCTTACAGTGTCAGGCAGCAGTATAGACACATACGGCGAATATCGAGTGACTGTTAATCGTAGTGGCGTTGAAATTGGTAAAGACGTACAGGGCGTTATGGACGCATCCGACCCCTACGACATCGACGCACGCCCGACACCGGAAGACGAAGCGATAAGCGAAGATGAGAGCGGCAACGGCAAAGTAACCTACACGCCGTGGATCGTCAAGCGTGGAACTAACACGCAAGCAATCAAAGACGCTAAGTTTTTCTTTGTTGTGAAAGATGCAGCAGGTGTTTACCTAAATAATGACATCGAGCGAAAAACGGCGGTTGCAAGCTATGCCGTAACACGCGATATGTGTTTGCAAAGTGGTGGAGACATTAGCGTAACGATAACATCAGAAAGTTAAGCCTATGGGTGTGTCAATAACAAGAATAGTTAAGTTTATACGCAAGGGAAAGGGCGTAATTGTCGCCCAATCCCGAAGCGTATATAACTATACCTACAAGGAGTGGACGCAGCTCTACGGACTTAGTGGGCGGTTAGTCGATTGGGACGGAATCATAAATGTATCTGATTTTTCCGTAGGTGACACGATGGTTATTAATGGCACGGTATCGGACAAACAACGTATTACCATCAGTCTTTACGCTAAAGTAACGGCAATCGACACAAACCAAGCTATAATAACGGCTCAATCACTATACTACATTGCAAGTGGTGAGAATGGAGAAGACGGAAACGATGGCATAGACGCAATAACCATTGATATTTCGCCGGAGAACATTTTGCACAAAAAGACGGACGCCAATACCTCATACGCAGTTACCATTAAAGTATTTGAGGGTACAAAGCAACTGATAAGTAGTAACGGCAGTGGAAGCAGCTTTAAGTGTAACGTGGATACATCTAATTTCCCGACGGGTTTAAAAGGGAACACAGTAGTAGGCACAAATGTTTATACGCTTATTTTGGTGGTAGAAGCAAATTCCAATCCAAGCAAAGATATAGAAATATCTATTGTTTGTAGAGGCGTAACGCATAAACGCACCGTGTCATTTAAGACTGTAGCCGATGGGCAACCCGGAGCAAAAGGCGACAGAGGCCCGGCACTACGAGGCCCGCAAGCGTGGAGCGATTGCGCCGTAGGCTATATGTTTCAGTCAGGAGCAAGTGGTGAGGAATATAAGGACGTAGTTTTGTACGGCGGCAACTATTATTCGTGCATCAAATCGCACACCAAGACTGCAAGCAACAACCCAGGAGGGGCAACCGATACCAATAGCGGACTTTGGAAGTTAGCCGACAAATTTGAAATGGTGGCTACAAAGATACTGTTAGCGCAGTATGCTTTAGTCAAAAATTTAGGCGTTGAGGCTATCGACATGAAAGACGCTAACGGTAACATCATCTTTCAGGCGAAAGATGGCAACGTTACTTGCAATAGCGGTACGTTCACAAATGGCACGTTCACAAATGTAAAAGTTATCGGCTCAATACGGAATCCGTTCAATTTGGCTAATGATAGCTTTGATGTTGATTACAGCGATAATGTGGCTATGCTTAGTAGCGGAGGCGCTTGGTTAGATGCCTATTCTATGCCGTGGGACGTAAGCCAAAATGGAAGACGACTAAGCATTGTAAACTACAAATGGGGCAGCACGATGGCGCAAGGTCAAGCAGCTATTAGTGCGCCGGGGGGCAAATACTTCTTTGAGGACGGAATCCAAAAAAGCAAGTTAAAAGTTAGCCGTGAAATAGTGGAAATGATAGGCTACGGCACTGCTACGGAGTTCTACGGTTGGATTGTGCTAAATCGCATTGACTTAATGACAAGTCAAAAGTATGGGCATTGCTTAAAGGCTTTGGCATTTGGCACGGTATCGGGCGGAGACCGTAGTAGCAATACATCAATAACAAGCAATACGTTTGATGGCAGCAAACTAACGGTGTCCCGACAATCTGAAGGACTTTACCGGGTATCTTTTCCGAGTACGTGGTTTACCTATGCAAGTAATTGCCGTGTAATATTAACCGGGCGAGGTGTATGCTATGGTGCGAGTAGCCCAGTAAAAGCCACTATGCACTCATTGGGTAACGGTTACTTTGATGTAGCCGTATCAGACGATGCAAGCCGAAACGATGGCAGCTTTGATTTTATAATTTATAATGGGTCAGATTTTGACGTATTAAAATAGTAGTAATTATGGCAGTAAAGAAAACAAAAAAGTTGAGCGGTCAGGCAACAGTAACGACCATCAACACAAACCAGAAAATTCCGGTAACGGACGCAAACGGAAAGGTTACGCTTATCTCATTGGCGAACCTCAAAACCGCTTTGTTGGCAGGTATGAACCTTAACGGCTTATACGATGGTATCTTTATCATGTATCACCGTAAGAACGATGATTACCCACTCATGGTTAAGCCTCATAGGTGGACATCGTTACAGAACAGCGGCGAAATTGCCGACGGCGTGGTAGTTGTCGAGGGCGGCAAAATCTTAGTCGTAGCCCCTACCGAATCAACTTCTAAGCTAACGTGGAGTAGCGCAGCTATCAGCGGAGGCGGTACGACAACAACCGATCGTGTAACAGCGATGAACGATTGGAACGGTAAGGCGAACACGGCGGCTATAATCAAGGCAAGCAAAGCCGATGCAGTCACCAATACGGCGCAGTATGCACCGGGCTACTGCAATCTGTATAGCCGTGCAAACGCTAACGGCAAGGGTTTGACAGCAGGTAAATGGTGGTTGCCATCGTTGGGCGAAATGTTTATGATTTACGCCAACATGACAAAAATCAATTATGCTTTGTCCCTGATTACCGGAGCCACCCAGTTAGTTGAAGATTGGTATTGGACTTCCACCGAGAGCAGTGCTGCCATCGCATGGTATCTGAGCCTCGACGGCGGTTTTACGTACGGTTGGTACGCTAAGGCCGGCGACACGGGCAGAGTTAGGGCAGTGTCAGCATTTATTATTTAATTCTTAATTTCTTAGTCTTTAACCTTTAGGTACGGCGAAAGCCGTACCATTATAAGGCAATTTAATAAACAAGCAATGGCGGTAAAATTAGTTTCAAGTACAAAGATTTATTTAGATGCACGCAAGTTGTTAGACATCATTTTGGATATAGTACCCAATTTCCCACGTGCCTACAAATTCACCATCGGGGCAAAGCTGCAAGAAATTGGCGTTAATCTGATGCAGGAGATAGCGGCGGCGTACATCAATAAGGACAAAGCCGAGACAGTAAAGCACCTAACCGAGTTTCAGGCAGAGTTTGAGACAATGAAAACGCTAATGAGAATTGCCGGAGAAAGGGAGTGGATAAAAGGCAGAGGAAAGTTTGCAAATATTATCGAGTTAATGGACGAAATAGGTAAACAATCGTCAGCGTGGAAAAACAAAGTAGTTAATACACTTTGTAGCCAGAATCGGAATGTTACGACAGACCGAGAGCGCAGTTTTCCGTAATAAATGGGGTTTATGCCGTCATTTACGGCTAAGAACAAGATAATAGACCACAGATTGCGGCCACCGAGAACAGTGCTACCAACGCATGGAATCTGAACCTCAACGACGGTAATACGAACAATTGGAACACTAAGGCCAGCAACACGAACAGAGTTAGGGCAGTGTCAGCACTATTTACAGAAGACAGAAACGTGACAAATGATAATATACAATGGTAAAGACAGAGTGGCTTTTAGATGCTTACTTTGATTGCCGTCATAGCAAGAGACGAACAGCAAGCACAGTTGTTTACGAAATGGACTACGAAAGCCGTTTGATTGCTTTGCGTGATAGAATCAATAACCGGACGTACCAACCGGGTAAGTCTATTTGCTTTGTCGTAACACGCCCAAGATACAGAGAGGTATTTGCAGCATCCTTTGAGGATAGAATCGTACACCACTACATAGCTTTGCGCCTAACGCCACTATTTGAGGAAATATTTAGCGAGCGTACATTTAATTGTAGGAAAGGCAAAGGGGCAGCTTTATGGTATTAATACACTGAAAGAAGATATAAGGCAGTGCAGCAATAATTATACGGAAGATTGCCACATTATGAAACTTGACTTAAAAGGTTTCTTTATGAGCATCGACAAAAAGTTATTGTCTGAAATGGTAGATCGTTTTATAGTCAGGTACTACAAGGGCGAAGACATAGACGATTTGCGCTACCTTTGCCGTGTCGTTATTTTACACAGCCCGGAAAAGAATTGTGAACGGCACAGCCCTTTGAGCTATTGGGAGAAGTTGGATAAGAACAAATCACTATTTACAAATGGTGAGGGTAAGGGCGTAGCCATCGGCAACCTGTTTGCCCAGATATTCGCAAACTTCTTACTTAATACGCTTGATTGGTATATCGAGAATGAGGGTATAAAACATCATGGCAGGTATGTGGACGATTTCTATTGCATCCATAAGGACAAAGAAAAGCTATTGGCGTTAATGCCTAAGATACGTGAGCTATTAGCTAAGTTAGGTTTACGACTGAATGAGAAGAAGTTTTATTTGCAACATTACAGCAAAGGCGTAGAGTTTACCGGGTCAATAGTCAAACCCGGACGTGTCTATACCTGTAACAGAACAATAACAAACTTTGTCGCAGCGGTCAGACGGCTAAACAAGGCTAACAACGAGCGTCAGGTATTACACGCAATATGTAGTATCAACTCATATTTAGGTTTGCTACGGCATACCAACGAATACGCCACACGTCGCAAGGTGTTAAACATGATTGAGCCGCACGTATTCAAAGAATATGTGTACATCAAAGGGCACTACGAGGTATTGGCAATTAAGAACAAACATAAATTGAGGTATCAAACAATGCAGAGAATTAGAAATGGCGACTACTGATAAAGCACCCATTACCCTATCATCCGATAGGTTGGATATGGACTTATTTAGATTGCTACTTACAAGATATGTAGTAGTGACCGAGCAGCGAGACGGAAAAGTGATTTATGAACTTAACAGCATCGACCATGCAGGTAATTGAAATAATAGTATCGGTTATTACCGCTTTGGGCGGTTGGGAAATGATTAGATACTGTATGAATCGTAAAACCAACCGCCGAAAGGAGGAAGCCGAGGCCGACAACGTAGAATTTAACGTTTTGCGTGAGGCTATGGACTTTTTGCAAACTCAACTCAAAGATAAAGAGCAACGATTTGCAGAGCAGACCGATTTAGTGAGAAAGCAGAATTTAGATATTTTGCAGCTCAACAAGGAAAAGGCGCAGTTAGAATTAGACCTACAACGCTATAAGTGTATAATTAAGGGTTGCATTAAACGTGACCCAAAAAATGGTTATTAATATGAGAAAGATTAATGAGATCATCGTACATTGTACGGCAACCGCCGAGGGTAAGGACTTTAAGGCGGCAGACATTGACCGATGGCACAAGGCTAAAGGTTGGAATGGAATTGGCTACCATCATGTAGTAGATTTGGACGGAACGGTAGAACCAGGCCGACCAGAAAGCAAGGTGGGAGCACATTGCCTGAAGCACAACAAAAATAGTATTGGTGTAGTGTATGTGGGTGGTTTGGCATCCGATGGTAAGACACCAAAGGACACCCGAACACCACAGCAAAAGGCGGCTTTGGTAAAGTTGCTTACAGAGTTAAAGCATCGTTACCCTAATGCCACGATCCACGGACACCGAGACTTTGCAGCCAAGGCGTGCCCGTCTTTCGACGCTACAAAAGAGTACAAAGACATTAAGTAATAAGCCAATGAAGAAGTTTATAACTATCTGTATGTGCCTGTTAGCCCTGTTTGGGCTGATAGGCTGCAAGACAACAAAAAAGGCGGTATCGGAATCATCCATAACCACAAGAGAGGAAACCGACACCACCAAGTTAGCAACCGATAGCATCCACGTAGGTACTATCAAAACCGACAACCGAACCACGCTAACGTATTTTAGCGATTGGGGGTATATCGAGTTTGCCAATAACGGCGGTACGCTCACGATCGACACTTTGGGCAACCTGAAAGCCGATGGCGTTAAGTCATACCAACACGGCAAGAAAGCCGCCCAGAAGAAAGCCGAGAGTATCACCCAGAGCAAGGACAGCACCGACACCCATAAGCTGCAAGCAAATGGGGAGCAGAGCCGAGACAACAAACAAGCCAACAGAGAGCCACAGAAACAAGGCGTAAAAGCCTTAAAATGGTATCAGCGTACAATTTACCATATTGGCTTTTTATGTTGCGTAGCAGCGATTATTTACACTATATTCTTATATCTGCGAAGAAAAAAATAAAATCTGTTTTCTGAATAGTGCAAGCCCGGAGCCAACCGAGAGGTTAGCCCGGGCGATTTGCTTTACCCAATACATAGTCTATAACTTTGCGGTTTGCGGCATCCACTTTATCTCTATTGTACTTTATATACACACCTGTAACCTTTGCGCCGTGGGAGTGCCCCAAAGCCTCACTAATAGTGTCTTTAGGTATATCCAAGTCGGCGGCATACGTAGCCCAGGAATAACGTGCCCAGTACAAAGATAGCCCCTTTTCTAAAGGTTGCATTACTTTTCGGTTATTTCCGGTAAAAACAAAATTACCGTTATCATCCAACCGGGCAGGGCCTATTTTAGCCAGAGCGTTATTAACGCTACCCTGTAAGGCTTTATAGTCTTTGTACCTATCAAAGCAGCGTATAAGGTGCTTTTTGCCTTTATAGCGGTTTATTATCTCCATTGCTTCCGGCTCAATCTTAATGCTATATAGCTTATTTGTTTTGTGTCGGCGGTATTCCAAGCGACCATTAACGATGCTATCTAACGTGCAGTCGGCAAGATCAACCGTATTAATGCCTATCAGATAAAAGGTAAGCATGAACAAATCCCGATATTCAGGATAAAGCCCCTGTAATGGTAAGTCTAATAGTTGCCTCATTTTCTCTATTGGCAAATCCCTCATACGAGTTTCTTCTATCTTAATATGGTAGTGCCTGAAAGGGTCATTAGTCGTTATATCGTGGTCTATTGCCCAGTTAAACGCACGCTTAATAGCTTTCATATACGCCGCTTTCGTATTGACGGATAGCCCAGACATCGACATATAGAAATCATCTAACCACGTAGTCGTTATTTGTTCAAAGTGCAGCTTTGCCGGATCATAGCCAAAAGCCTGTATCTTTAACGATGCACTTTTGGTTATCCCCTTAGTGCGATCGGCACGCCCCTCACACATAGACGAAAATACGTCACTAAGTGTAGGTACATCAATGGTGGGCTTTTCCAATTCCAAGTCGGTAAGCATTTGTTTAATTTGCCTACGTGATAATTTCGGCCATTGCCCAGTCTCTTTTAATTCCATGATGCGGTTAGTAACCATTGCGAGCATAGAAACGAGGGCGGCGTTAATGCGCCGTGCCCCTTTGCCTATGTATTGTTGTGTCCGAGCATCCCACTCACCGACCGAGGCATAGACACCAGTACCAAGATAGATGTTAGTGCCATGCCCTACTATAATCTGGATTGGGTACGTACCATCTTTTAACGCCCTACGAACATCTAAGCGAAAACGAGATTTTGCCATAAGCCAGATTTAAAAATTTGCTGAAAATTTGCTGATTTTTGCGCCCAAACCTACCAAGACACACCACATTTCACCCATTTTTAGGGGTTTGGCGCAGTAGAAAAGCCCCATTTTAGGGCTGATTATCAGGTGTTTGGCTATTAGAGCCGTGACACCTGTTAATAATCCCATTTCTTTTATATTTAATTAATTATCAATAAATTACAATTTCAATCCAGATTTACCCAAGGCACCATATACTACCTTGGCAACTAGAGGTCTGCTGGATTCTACATTCAGTCCATGTCCCAATCGTCCATAGATGAATGGTACTTCCAAGCCCTTGATACAATAATGAGTAATATCTGCAACGAGATCAACATTATCAATGTCAAACTCACCGTCTTCCTTTCCTTCAGAATAAATCTTTCTCAGAATCTCAATTTCATCCTCATCGAAATTCTTGCGAGCCTTCTCTACCATCCAGATATTACGGAAAAACTCAGCTCGCAAATTACCATTACGAACTACAGTTTCCTTAATCATACTGAGATGTGTATAAATAAGCTCTATGATTTTATCTTGAGGACGCATTTTGCAAGAGGCAACTTCATCGAGTCTCTCAGACAAACGATCCAACTCTGATTCTATCACAGCATAATAGACATCTTCTTTTCTGCTAAAATACGTATAGAGCGTACGGCGACCCTTACCAGAAGCTACAGCAATATCATTCATAGTGGTATTTGCTATACCGTTCTTTGCAAACAGTTGTCGGGCGACATCTACTAACTTTTGTCTTGTTTTGGAAATTGACATATTGAAGTCCCTCCTAATTAAAATGATTGCACATAAAAATATCTGTGTGCAAAATTAGTAGTTTTATTCGATATATGCAAATATTTAGTGTTAAATTATAAATATAGAGATAAAAAAAGAATCGGATAGAATGTTGAATTACAACTTTCTACCCGATTTGCATGGTTGCGGCGGCAAGACTGATGACCTTCTGCCGCCAGCAGGTAAGATTACCGATATTTAATATTATAACCAACTCATTATTAATAATATATACCTATTTATATATAGGATAAGCCGAAACTAATAAAAATCAGTAAAGAACTAATTTTCGTTCGATTTTAGTCCTTTTTATCCTTTTCTTCGAGAAGTTTAATGTAATTCTCCAACGTACTGATACGTTTATCCTTTTCCTGGATTAACTCTTTGAGATACTGGTTTTCCATCTTACTGTCGTTGATCTTCACATTAGAGAGGACATTGTTAGAACCGATGACTTCTCCCGTCTTTTTCACGGCCCACTCGGGGGTAGTGAAGAAATCATCCATAGAACACTTGAGTACATCACGCATGCGTTCAAGTGTATGGCAAGTAACACTCTTTGCCATTTCTACATGATACAAGCCCGTCGATTTACCTTGAAAAACTTGTTCTTCGAACTGTTTTTTCGTCAAACCTGCTTGAGCTATTAACCTTCTGAGTACCTGACCGTTATACATAACCACATAATTTTATTAATAATATTTAACTTATATCTTTTAGTATTTCACTAATATTTCTTAGTATTTTCTAAAAATTATTCGTATCTTTACAACAAAGTTAATAATAATATTTGAAATATGAAAGAAAATAAGCAAAAAAATGAGAAAAAAAATTCATTGCGAGATTGGTATAACGAGATTCCTCGCTCAAAAAGAAACAAATTCATTCTCGCACTTCAGTTGAAATTCGGAATGTCGGCCTCAGGCATTTACGACAAGATTAAAAAAAACAACTGGCTACCATACCAGCGGGAAATAGTCGACGAAGTTATCAATGATGGAACATGGGAGCAATGACGATAATATGCAACAGCAAACAGCTGGAGCACATTTTGAAAGATTTCGAGGATGCCAGCGTTCCCGCCGAAACATCTTACGGATCCTTCCATAAGGGAAAAACGGAGTTAAAAATTCACTACGATGATGCAGATGACGGCATCGTTGCAGGTATTGTTAAATATAGAATGAGAAACAATGAAACGGAAAACTAAAAAAATAAGCTTAGAAGATGCCATCATGGCAAAATTTCCCGATGCAGTCATTTACGAAGTTAGAAACGATCGTTTCGGCAAGCGGGTTCTAGGCGTTATTCCTGCAAAAGACGAATACGATGACAAGCGTATTGTCGAGTGGAGTGAAGACGGCATTGCATCCGAATGCAGAGTGAGCGAAAGAGACTACCGTGAAGTAAGGTGGAACGAAGAAGAAGAAAGACCTGAATATATAGAGGCTAAACTTCTCATTCATAACGAAACGTTTAACGTTCAAGTAGATGGCTCCAAGTAAATGCCTAAACTGTGCAATAGGGGTAAACTGTATCAACGGAAGATACTGCCCCCTATTTCACAGATATATAGAACACGGTTCCGAACCACTTGGGTGCACACCTAAAAGAATTAGCGAATATGAAAGCAATAATAACACTAGAAACAGGATATAAGACCATTATAGAATTCCTCACCCCCCCACAGCGTAAGGAATCCGAGACACAAACAGAGTTTGAAAGACGCGTTCTTTCACTTATCAACCTGTCTCAGCCCAAAGCTGTCAATAAGGCCATAAAGCTTCATATTCTGAGGCATTAAGACTTTCGGCAGCAAGTATTTTGTTTTGAGTCTGCAGATATTTATCTTTGCAGGCGGTTTTAAAGGAAAAGAAATATGATCAAAGCAGAACAAATTTACCAGGCAACCGATGACGGACTGGATATAATCATAGGATTATACCCGGACGCCAAGGAGTGCATACAGAAATACTGTTCGACTGGCACGCCTAAAAAGCACTTTGCCATTCGTAACGAAAAGACTCCTTCCTGTGCTCTCAAGAAGTTTAAGGACTGCTGGAAGGTAACCGATTTCGGAGGCGAAGGAGTCGCCGAGTCTCCGATAGACCTCTATATGAAGGAGAAGAATATCGATCGTTTTCCCGATGCCATCCTCAGACTAGCATCGGAGTATAATATTTCCGATGAGTTAAAGAAGGACGTCAACAAGCCTACGTTCGCCGAGCGTGATGCCACCATCGATGAGAAAGATGGTACCCGCATCTTTGAACTCAATGATAAATTCACGGAAGATGAACTGAAGGTTCTTGGCCCAAACGTGAAGCAGGAACATGTGGATGCCCTAAACTGGCATTCAGCCAAATGGATTGGATATGTCAAAGACCGCAAGGTCAAGATCAAATACAGCAATGAGCACTACCCTATCTTCATGCGTGAGTGCCTGGTTTCTCCAGCTGAAGGAGAGAAACCGGAAGTAAAATTCTACAAGATATACGAACCGCTCAACTTCAGCAAACAGTGGAGATTCTCATATACTCCTGATGGTGTCAAGCCTAAGAAGTACATCAATGGTCTGGCTGAGCTCAAGAAAGCATACCATGAGTTCAACGCCAAGGAGATGGCTGAATTCAACAAGACCAACGTCGATGAATCGAAGGTCTATAAAGAACAGAAACTTCCTGAAGCATTCATCTGCAGCGGCGAACGAGATAGCCTCTGCTGCAAGTCTCTCGGTTATCACCCTCTATGGTTCAACTCTGAGACCTATAAGCTCAGCGAGGAGGAATACAGAGAAATCATGAAGTATGTGGAAGTACTCTATAATATACCGGACATCGACGAGACCGGTATCTCCAAGGGAACGGAACTTGCCCTGCGCTACATTGACATACATACAATCTGGCTGCCACAATGGCTCAGGACCTACCACGACAACCGAGGAAAAGGCCGCAAGGATCTCCGTGACTGGATGGAGCTGCGCAATACCCGCAAGGACTTCCGCAACCTGATGACGCTGGCCATGCCTGCCCGTTTCTGGGTGAGCAAGCTCAACAAGAAGTCCAACACCTGGGACCACTACATCGATACTGCGTGCCTCTACAATTTCCTTCGCCTTAACGGTTTCTACACGCTCCACGACGAGAACTCCACCATCACGAAGTATGTAAGAATCACCGGTAACATCGTGAAGCTCATCACCACAAGAGATATCCGTGAGTTCTGCCGACAATGGGTCATCGACAGAGCAGAAAAGCGAGATATTCTCAACCTGGTATTGAATACCCCGAAGCTCTCCAGCGCTGCGCTCGATTCACTCCAGGAAATAACGCTTGACTTCACCAACTACACCAATCATTCACAGCTGTTCTTCTTCCCTCGTGTCAGCATAGAGGTAACCAAGGATGGTCTGATTGAGTATCAGCGTGAAGGAAGCTCGCTCAAGAACTACGTATGGCAGGAGAACGTCATCGATCATAACTTCAAGAAGCTCGATGATATGTTCACCATCACGCGCACCATCGATGAGGATGGCAGACCGAAGTTTGATATCGAGGTCAAGAACGTGAGTTCTCACTTCTTTGGCTATCTGATCAACGCCTCACGCACCTACTGGCGCAAGGAACTGGAATACAACTTCGAGGAGAGAAGCGTTGATGAGAAAGAAGCATATCATAAGGCTCACCTATTCGATATCGCAGGTGAAGGCCTGACCGATGTCGAGATTGCCGAACAGAAACAGAACCTCATCAACAAGATATTCACATTCGGGTATATGCTTCATCATTACAAGTCTCCTTCACGAGCATGGGCGCCTATGGCCATGGACAACAAAATCGGTGAAGACAACGAATGCAACGGCCGTTCGGGTAAGAGTTTCTTCTTCAAGACACTCTCTTTGCTGATGAAGACCGTTAAGCTGTCCGGTAGAAACCCGAAGCTGATGGACAACCCTCATGTCTTCGACCAGGTAACCCAGCACACTCAGATGCTGCTGCTCGATGACTGTGACCGGTATCTCAACACAGGACTCTTCTATGATAATATTACTTCAGATATGACTGTAAACCCAAAGAACAACCAGAGCTTCACTATACCTTTCGAGGATAGCCCGAAAATTGCCTTCACTACTAATTATGTGCCGGCAGATTTCGATCCGTCTTCAGAGGCGAGATTGCTGTATATGGTGTTCTCAGACTATTATCATCAGCGCACGGAGGATAATGACTACCAGGAGACCAGAAGCATCAGAGATGACTTCGACAAGGATCTGTTTTCCAAGACCTATTCTGAGGCCGAATGGAACGCAGATATCAACTTCTTCCTGCAATGCTGCCGCTTCTACATATCTCTCGTGGGAGAACCCGTAAAGATACTGCCACCTATGGAGAATATCGTTAAGCGCAAGTTTAAAGCTGATATGGGTGTAAACTTCGAGGATTGGGCCAGTTCTTATTTCTCTGAGGAGAGTGGAAGACTCGACGAGTTTGTCGTAAGAGAAAAGGCATTTACAGACTTCAAACAGTTCTCTGGCCTTAACAAAGCAACGACACAGAGCTTTACCAAGAAGCTGAAGGCATTTGTGGAGCTATGCCCATACATTGAAGCCCTGAACCCGGATGACCTCTGTAACAGCCAGCATCGCATTATCAGAAGAGATCCAGCGCATCCTGATGGAAGCCCGGTTGAGATGATTTATCTCAGAAGCAAGAAGAGTGATTCTCCAAAAGAAGAAACTCAAGCAAAAAAGGGTGATTATCAATCGACAATCGACTGGAGCAAGATAGATACTAATAGTGACGAACCTTTCTAACCCCCTACATATATAATAGGGTATATAGCCCCAAGTTATAGTGCAAAGGTACAAAAAAATATCTGAATTATGCAAATATTTTCGGCAAAAATTTCAAGCGAAATTCGCTGATTTTTATATTTCTTTTCTCATGTTACGAGGGAGTGATGAGCATCTGTTCATCGCTCCCTTTTTCGTCTTCACCAGGTATGGCCAGCCCTGCCCGACAGGCTCATTTTAGCCCTTTTCCCCCGCCTACCGCTGTTTTCCCCACTCCCCTTTCTTATTTATTATACAAATCTTTTGTAACTCTGTAACAGAATGTTAGTAAGAAGGTATAAATAACTAGAAAAGAGGGGGTTAAATCCAATTTTGGACGTTTACAAAGTTGCGTTACAACTTAGTTACAAACTTTTAGGAGTTTGTAACAAACCATTTTTGTATCAGCGGCTTAATTCTTCATATAGGTTATGTTACAACTTTGTTTTGGCCCACTTTTTTGTATCTGAAAAATGTATCAAGAAAACAACGCTGATTATCAGAGAGTTATAAAGTCAAAGTTACATGATACAAAAATACAAACTTTTCGGACGAAATTATATCACACCAAGATTGCTGATATTTATTAGCTTTTTACTAATAATTATTAGTTATTCGGATTTTTATTTGTATCTTTGCCGAAAAATTGCTTATGAATAGAGTAGTTTACATCAAAGTTCCTGCGCATATCAGGCAATGGGCGTACCATAGTTATGGAAATCCAATTATTTTCCCAGTCATTGGTAACGAGGTAGCTGTAATACGCCGACTTACCAGTAAGCCACCTGCAGCCAAGCTTTCTCCCATAGAACAGGAGAACAGGGAAGATATACAAAAGGCAGAAACAGCCCATTTACACCAAAGTGCCGCCCATGCGTTCATGGATAAAGAGTATGAGGAAGAAAGATGGCTTAGTCATCCTGATGAATACATCGCCATAGAACTTCCAGACTCCAAAGCAAAACCGGTGCGTGAATACAACTATCTCGGACCACGTGCGAGACTTGCCGTGAAGGAGATGGTAACAGACCTGTTCAAGATGGATCTCTGGGCATCGCTGAAAGACATTGCGAACCGTTCGTGCAAGATGTCAACGCTTATTTATGCCTGGTGCGAGATGCGTGGTATTGGCATTGATTATGAAGATACCGTGCGCCAATGCTTCTACAGAATTCGTAATCAACACGCAAAAAACGGCGTAATTTTGAATTCAGCAACAAGGTTTAGCAAAGATTAACGGATTTTTTTCCGCTACGGCGAACAACCCAGAACAAAACAGAAAAAATCGAAATAACCAAATAATTCAGAAATATGGCATACATAAAGAATATCATAAAAGTAGAGCTTACAGAAGCGAAAAACCTCGAAGGCTTAATCTATCCGGAGCGTGACAAATGTATCATTCCTTCTGATATCAGCTTCAGGCTGATTAAATGCAAAAATCCGTCAAGTTGTGAAATTACCGACAAAATTGAGTCGAAGGTCCGCATTTTTACTTCCAAACTTACGTTCAAGTCATGTGAACAGGTCAAGCCCTCATGGGAACAGTTTGCATATAGAATCACTACTGCGGATGGTTGTCAGTACCTTATCGGCCGTAATCATCGTCCCTATCCTGTTATCAGTATCTCCGAAACGATGCCGAGTTCACGTACAGAATCGTCCATTACTACCTATACCGTTACATTGTCCGACGTAATAAAGCCGCTCCAGATCATAGAATAAGTTTTTTTATTTGCGTACCTTATTATATAACTTTGCGGCAAATAATTCGCTAAGTTACATGAAATATCAAATATCAATCACCGGTTACATAGGTTCGTGGACCAAAAGGATGGTTCACGATATCCTTAACGAGAACAAAGGCAAGCATGTCGATGTAGCCATCGATTCGCTAGGCGGTGCGGTATCGGCCGGACTTGCCATCTGTCAGATGTTCAAGAATCACGGCGATGTGACTGTTGACTTTCAGGCTGGCTTCTCTGCTTCTGCCGCTACCATCTGCGCGATGGGCGCAAAGACCATTCGAATGAGTAAGTACAGTTTGCTCCTGGTTCATAAGTGTTCCACAGAACAGTTCTTATGGAGTGCCCTCAACGAGGAGGAAATCGGCACACTCATCGAACAGCTTCAGAAACAGCAGGAAGATCAGCAGAAAATTGACAACATCATCGCCAATGTTTACTGCGATCGCTCAGGAAAAAAACACGAGGATATCATCAAGGTAATGTCTGAGGCTAAATGGCATACAGTTGAGGAGTGCATCAGTCTCGGATTCGTAGATGAAGCTATGGATGGTAAGCCTGTAGAAATTACAGGGTCAACCCAAGACTTCATCAAGTACAACAATCTTCCTGTACTGCCGGAGGTTGTCAATTCTTGGTACGAAAAAAAGCCGGGTTTCCTGAACCGGTTTTTCGGAAAGGAAAACTCACACAAAAATGTTTTAGATATGATTAAGAAATGGACTCACATCAACAATGTTCTCAACGTAGAGGGCATTGAGGCAGAGGAATCAGCCAAGGACTGCACCATCTCCCAGGAGCAGATGCAGAAGCTGGAGGATAAGATTGCTGCCGACTCCAGCTCGATCAAGACCAAGGACGAGGAACTCGATAAGGTCAAGAACGAGAAGAAGGAACTGGAGGATAAGGTCAAGAACCTGGAGAAGGATAAGAAAGACCTTGAAGAGAAAGTAAAGGATCTGGAGAAAGAACCGGGTGGCGAAACCCACACTGCCGTAGATGACAACAAGGCTCAGGACTTCTGCTCAGATCAAGTATCGGACGTTTTAATTGATTTTGCATAATATGGCAGAGAATGATAAATTTGTTGCACCTGTTGACGTAAAGGAACAGCTGCAAAAGACGGCAAAGATCTACCGTAATAAGTTAATCACCATGCCTACCAGAGGTCTGAAGAAGTCACTCAGCTACATGACTCTTCGCCCAGGCATCCGTGCATCAGAGACCGTAGGCGAACTTACAGGCGGTGCTGAGTTCGGTCCATACGATGAGAACCGCGTAGCTGACGGCAACGTCAAGATTACACCTCGTACCCTGGAGGTGTTCTTTGGCAATGTCGATATCAAGTTCTCACCTAACTCAGTTTATTCCACCATCTGGGGCGCCAACGTCACTAATGGCGATGCCCTGAAGAATGTGCCTATCACGCTGCAGGTTCTTCAGCTCCTCGCCCTGAAGCTCGGCAAGAACCTCGACAAGGTTCTGTTCAAGGCAGTACGCAACCCTACAGGAACAGGTTCTGTTGACCTCTTCAATGGTTTTGATACCATTGCCAAGACTGAACTGGATGCCGGCAAGCTTTCCAGTGGCCTCGGAAACCTCATCAAGGTTGCAGACATCCTGGGCGACAACAAGACCATCAACGACGACAACGCCGTAGATTTCGCACAGGGCATCTGTGAATTCGCCGATGAAGAGCTGATGGCAGAGGATAAGGTTTACCTTTACGTTCCTCAGTCATTCGTCAACCTCTACAACCGTGCCTTCCTCAAGAAGTTTGGTGCTGCTCCTTACAACAAGGATTACAACCACCTCACCGTAGAAGGATTCGGCAACGTTGAGTTCGCTGTCCTTTCCAACAAGAAGGATGCTCCTTTCTTTGAACTTACTACCAAGAGCAACATGCTGGTGGGCGTCAACGAGATCAACAACAACGATGCTGAGCAGATTAAGGTCGAGAAGTATCACCCATGGAAACTCGACTTTATTGCTACCAAGTTCTTCGGTACCCAGTTTGAGAGCATCAACAAGGAGCGCGCCCTGTTCATCACCGATGATGGTACCAAGCCACTCATCCAGAAGGCAGCCACATCATCTGTCAGCCAGACTGGCGACAAACAGAGTGGCAAGGACGCTACCGCTGACGGAAACGTCTAATGTTTCACCTTATATAATATAGGAGATTAAAATATGGCATGTACTAACAAAGATTTATATAAATCTGTGCGCAAATGTCCGGGTACGATTATTCGTCCCGGCATTAAGCCGAAGTTCCTGGCCATCCCGCTTTCGCAGATTCTTGCATGGCCAAAGCTTCCAGATCCTGGCGATACCACCAAGGGACTGGAGGAACTCGCCACCTATAAGGGTGACTTCACTCTTGCCGCTGATGCCAAGTGGCACGCAGTTGACCTCGTAGCACTCAAGTCTTCCATCACCACGGAGACTCAGGGCGAAGCTCCATCAGCTACCTTCCTCAACAAGGCAGAGTATATCATCGGCGGCACTGATGCCGATATTACCGGTTTCGGCCGTATGGCGATCAATGACGAACTGGTCTATGCCCAGCAGGATCCTAATGGCCGCTTCCGCATTCTCGGTAACGAGATGTTCCCGGTGAAGACCACATTTGCCCAGAACAGCGGCGCCGGAGCTACCGACTCAAAGACCTCTACTCTCGGCGTAGAGGCCACCGATTTCTGCCCTGCTCCATACTATGATGGCAAGCTTGAGACAGATGAAGGTGATATCAAAGGCAGCGATGGCTCTGCTTGGGAAGCAACCGATCACGCGTAAGATTTGCCCAAATTTACATAACTACACATACTGATTTGCTTAGGTGGCTCTCGCTTCGTGCCTGAGCCGCCTTTGTTTGTTTTCACCTTATTATATATTGAATATGGATCATCAATTTACCAGACAGATGCAGGAGTGGCTCAACTCCAAGCACGAATCGGATGCAGAAATCATCAAGGGAGCAGATATGCTCTTCCGTCTCAACCGGAACCGGTTCTATCATGTCCGAGCAACCCGACAGCCCCAGGCATACCGCACCAACATAGAGTATGAACTGAATAAGTTCCTCAAGATCCGTCTCGACAACATGACCATCGAGGAGGTCAGGAAGATGAACGATATCGTGATTCCTGAAGCCCAGGCTATCATTGCCGAAGGAGAAGCAGAGAATAACGGAGAAAATCAGGGAAAATCGGAGAAAAACGGCGATTCCATCGAGGGAAATGCCTCTACCGATGATACAGAACTCCCGTCCTCGGATAGCGATGGAGTGGCTGTTGTCCGTAAGGGCAAGCGCAAGGATCACGATTTCCTGCCCAAGGAAGTAGCCGACCTCTGGGATATCAACGCCAAGCGATACAAGGAAATCAAATCTACCTTCGAGACGCTCAAGGCGATGGAAGACAAGGAACCATGCGACCGATACGAGCATCTAAAGATTCTTTCGGATCTCGACAAGAAGTATCGTGCCGATATGCTCACCTACGACTCATACCAGGTGACACGTGCCGACCGTGACCGTGTAGCTAAAGCCAGACTCGCCGAAAATGCCAGCCAGGGTTAAAGTTGCCGATATACTCAAACCCATCGATGAGGTGAAGACACAGGCATACTTCGGACGGCACCTGCACACACTCGGACTCATCAAGTGGATCCTTTCACAGATTGGTCCTGCTGATGTGTGGGTGTCTTCCTACTCCACCTCCGAGGAGTTCCTCAGAGGTTTCCGCCTGATGCGGGATTCGGGCAGCATCTCGTCGGCAAAGATGCTGCTGGATGTGAAGGCAAGCAAGAAGACCGTACACCTGTGGCGGCTTATGTCGGCATGCTTCGATGATGTCTATCTGGGCGAGAACCATTCCAAGGTGACGCTTTTCCGGAATGATCAGCATGTTGTTTCGGTCGTCACGTCCCAAAACCAGACATACGGCAGCCGTGACGAGAGTACCATCATCACCACGGAACCACAGGTCTTTGCCGACCTGTTCAATGGATATACCAGTCATTGTGACAATCAAAGCTTAAGAATCAATGGAAATTACTCAGGAGTTACTCAACAAAGTGCAAGAGCTGGCAGAGAACCTGACTCCGATTTCGGAGATGTCCGTCCTTTTGGATATTAAGGAGGATGTTCTGCGTGAAGAGATTCTCGACCCTGCATCAGAGCTCCGGCGCGTCTATTATCTGGGCATGGCAAAAGTCAGGCAGCAGATTCGCAGGAATGAGCTGGAGCTGGCTGCAGCCGGCTCACCTCAAGCCGTACAGCGCACACATGAATATCTGAATAAAATGATAGAGGAGATCAAGATATGAGAGAACCAGCCAACATCGATGCCATCATCGACCTGATGGACCGCACACCCGAAGAGATGGATGCACAGAATGTTCCCGCACCCGTGCGCGACCGCATTCTGCGCATCCGGGCTCTTTATGCCTGGTGGCTCATCAATCCACGCAAGACAGACCAGGAACTTGTCTTCAAGGATATGCAGGACTACAAGGTGCAGCGCATGATGGCTTATAATGACCTGCACCTCATCAAGCTCATACTGGGCAACCTGCAGAAGGTTTCCAAGGACTTTGCCCGGTACCGTTTCGACCAGATGATTCAGCGCACCTACGAGAAAGCAGACAATATGGGTGATGCACGTGCCATGGCTGCCGCTGCCGCCGCATACGGCAAATATCACCTGCTCGACAAAGAAGATCCTGTCGACAACGGCTATGACCAGATACAGCCTCAGGTCTTCATACCTACTTCAGACCCTCGCCATCTCGGTCTCAAGCGCATACCTAACGTGATGGGCACCATCAAGAAGCTCATCAAAAAATACACCGACAACTCCATGGATCTCATCAAGATCGAGAGCGAAGACTATGACGAGCAGCTGCTGGAGTATACACCTACAGAGGAAATCAAACAAGAGGAGGGCACAACATGATAGAGCAATACTTCAACCCTGCGCAACAAGAGGTCAACCTCATATCCGCTCGCGACAACGTGGTCGTGGGCGGTCGAGGCATTGGCAAGAGCATTCTCCATGCCACCTTCAACCTGCGCAACATGCAGCGCATGCCTGGCAGCAATGGCGGCTTCGTCTCCGCCAATACCAAGCGATGCCTCACCAACACCATACCGTCCATGCTACAGCACTGGGAGCGATGGGGCTTCCACCGTGGCAAGCACTATGTCATCGGCATCAAACCGCCCAAAAAGTTAGGGTGGCCTGATCCTGTCATCCCTCCTTCCAACTGGGAGAACACCATATCGTTCTACAACGGCTCCATCGGCACCATCATCTCACAAGACCGCAAGGGCACATCTAACTCCCTCTCGCTCGACTACCTCGACATCGACGAGGCTAAGTTCATCGACTTTGAGCAGCTCAAAGACGAGACTTTCCCTGCCAACCGAGGCAATGTCAACCTCTTTGGCCAACACTACTATCACCATGGCATGCTCATTACTTCAGATATGCCCGTGACTAAAAAAGGCTCCTGGTTCCTCAACTATAAAAAAGACTGCGACCCTCACCTAATAGAGGCGATATCATCACTCGTGGTCGAGGAGTATGACATACGCAACCGCATCAAGACCTCTGGCCACATCAGCCTATATGCCAAGCGCAGACTCAAAGAGATTGGGCTACTCCTGGCACAACTGCGTTCCAAGGCTCTCTTTTACAGGGAGTACTCTTCTGTTTACAATGTCGAGGTCCTGGGCATGGAGTTCATCAAGCAGATGAAGCGTGACCTACCAGCCCTCACCTTCCAGACCTCCATCATGTGCAAGCGACCTTCCATCTCGCTCGATGGCTTCTACTCCAACCTCAGGGATGTCAACCTATACTCTGCTCCAAACCTCGACTACCTCGATGGACTGGAGTATGATGTGGAAAAGCTGCAGCACGTTGATTCAAGAATGGATGCTGACGTTGACCCAGACCGACCGCTCTGCATCGCCTTCGATGCCAACGCCCTCATCAACTGGATAGCCATTGGCCAAGACAACCTGCGTGGAGAGGCACGCTTGCTCAAGAGCATCTTTGTCAAGTATGAGGAGAAGCTGCCCACCCTGCTCGACAAGTTCATGGCTTACTATGCATATCATCGCTGCAAAGAGGTCAACTTCTACTATGACTCCACCTTCGTGGGCAACAACTACGCCCTGATGAATGATGACTTTCACACCTTCATCACCAACTATCTCACCGACCATGGTTGGTATGTCAACGAGGTCTATCTGGGCAACCCGATGGGGCATATAGAAAAAATGCTGCTCATTAACCGCATGTTCCTGGGCAAGGCTGACCACCGTGCCATGATCAATGATGAGAACAATGAAGACATGCTTTTATCCATCCGACTCGCTGGTGTCTACAATGGCAAGAAGGATAAGCGAGGCGAAAAGCTGGCAGAGACCGAAGAGGACAAGCTGGAGGCTCGCACCGATGGCTCCGATGCCTTCGACTCTCTGATGATTGGCATCGAGAAGTTCCCACAGGCTGATGGCTACGTCTCCTGTGGCTCCATGCTCTGATACTCTGACCGATTTACTTATTAGATAAATAACATGGTGGCTGGCATTCTTGCTTGACCGCCGATGAGGGGAGTGCGCTGTGAAGCGTGCTCCCTTTTTTCGTGCCCTTCCGTGACTATCTCCACATGAAAAACACGTTTTACATTCTTGCAAATTCTTTAACGGTCCTTTACATATTCCGCCCAATCAAAGGGGGTCGAGGGCGCGCTCGGGCGCAGGGCGGTGGGGGGTCCTTTCGGAGACAAAGGGCAATTCTTTCCCTTTGAATCCCTTGAAACCACGATAAAATCGGAGTTTTCCACTCTTTGGGTGTGGAAAACCTGTCGTAAAACGACACATTTTGCCCTCTCCGCCCCGAGGTCGAAGACTGCAAAATGCTGCGATTTCATCGCTCCAAGGTATGTTTTTCTCCCCAAACTCCGAAAAACATGGCTTTTTTGATGCCGCAAATTTCCCTCTTCTCATATCGTGTAAATATGTTAAAATTTGCGGTTTCATCGGTCTAGCATCCATAACGCTCAAACGCCACTGAGGCTAAACATCAGGGTAAAGGCAAAAAGCCTTTTCTTTGTCCGCTTTATCCGCTCCGAGAGCTTTTCCTGTATGAGAGTGGTATCCGTCAGACATTATCTCTTTTTCCTCAGCAAAGGTACGGCGGACGGTATCACCAAGTACCGGCACAAGGCTCTATTTAGCCAAAACTTTTTGGCAGCTTTCCACAATCTGAGATTGGGTATTCCTTAAAACTTTTGCCTAAATTCCTTGGCTTTATACCTCTTCTCCGCTCGTCTGCATTGCACCGTAAAAAGCGACAAAAAACGACCGACGGACAGAATAAAAAAAACTCTCAGACGGGCAGACAAAGACGAGTTAAAGAAAAAGCTCCTTTTCTCCCTCTGGCTAGAATAAAAATTTAGAGCGTATGAAGACTTTCAATTATTACGAGTACAACTCCAAGCGTTTCGATACTTCAGCTGAAGCTGAGCAGGTAAGAAACTTCATCTTTGCCTTCAAGGATGGCAAGCAGTGGGCAACAGACTATGCTGCCGATATGGTAGTAAATAGTTTCGTAGATACCTATGGCGACAAGGCGAGCGACTTCGTTTTGGTATGCGCTCCAGCTGCCAACAACAAGAAGTACTGCAAGCGTTTCAACCGCTTCGCTCAAATGGTGAGCAAGGGTGCAAGGGTACAGAACGGCAACGAGCACATTTCCATCTATGGTGAGCGCACGGCAAAGCACCTCACGGCAGACCGTGTTTGCGAGAGCTTCGGCTACAGCGTAAGACTCGACAAAGACTACTTCAAGGGTAAGAAAGTCATCATCTTCGACGATGTCATCACGAGCGGAGCAACCGCCAACGAGTTTGCGAGCCAACTCGCAGAATGTGGCGCACAGGTCATGGGTGCAATGTTCCTGGCAAGAACCAAGAGAATGTATAACTAATCAAAATATAAACGATATGCGACAAAATTATAAAGACCTTTGCATGGAGGAAAGACCTCATTACAGAGCCTATAACCAAGGCTTCGAGACACTCACCAACGTGGAACTTATCTCTTTGGTACTCAACAGAGGAGCAGGCACACGTGAGAGCATGGAGCAAGCTAGGCAGATTTACAACGTCATGCAAGGCTCACTCAAGAACATCAAAAAGGCAAGACTAGAGGAACTAGAGGTTGTGCAAGGTGTGGGAGACTGCAAGGCGATAGCACTGCAGGCAGCTTTGGAACTGGGCAGACGCTACCAAATGGAAAAGGCTGAGAAGCAGCCAGACCTAGGCAGCAGCATAGCACTCTACAGCTATCTCCGACCAATCGTGCAAGACCTAGATACTGAGCGGTTTTACGTCATACTGATGAACCAAAACTTTCGGCTCATCAAGTGCATCAAACTCAGTCAAGGAGGCATCACAGAGACTGCCGTGGACGTGAGACTCATCATGAAGGAAGCCGTGCTCAACAACGCCACCATCATGGCAGTGGCACACAACCACCCATCTAACAGTCCACAGCCAAGCAAGGCAGACGACCTACTCACGCAAAAGATAGCCAAGGCGTGCGACATCATGCGCATCTTCTTCATGGACCATATCATCATGGCAGACGGCAGCTTCTACAGCTATCACGACAAAGGCAAGCTATAATATATATATTATAAGGTAAGGGGAAGGCTAAAACCTTCCCCCTCATTTTCCAAAAATTTTCGCCTGCGGCGAAAGCGTCTGGCAAGAGCCAAAAAGCGGTCGAGCATTCTTTATATACCATTTTCCAATCTTTATTGCAATTTTTGTTGTTAAATTTATCATTAAATTTGCGATTTACAAAAAATAGCCGTATCTTTGCACCGTGTTAATATAAACAGGATGTGAATTATGAGCAATACAACGACTATATATACAACATACCAAACTGATGGCAGCCCTGTTGTGGCTATACAAGACAAAGGTACTGGCAAGGTTGCATTCGCTGGTGTTACCAATAAGGCTAACTTTTTCAACATTAGTACTGCCGACAGACTCAAGGAGTTGATGACTCGTGCCGTTAACAACCGCACACGTGAGCGCAACTACTTCAAACTATATTGCGAAATGCTTGACGGCAATATTACCGAAGAAGAGTTTGATAAAGAGATTGAAGAGCATGAGGATAAGTACATCATCAAACAAGATAAAGATGCTTCCATTGAAGACATTGAGGTGGCTCTTGAGGTCAGCCCATCGCTCATGAGCATCACCTCGCCTGATGATATGGCTGAGGTATTCTCTTTCAGTGAAAAATCAATGCAAAAAAGTATCCAATAATGGCTATATATATCAAAGAAGGTGAAATCATAGAGGGCAAAAAAGCTGATGTCATTGCCAGAAGGGCTGAGTGGAAGGGTCTCAAAGAGGATCCTATCACGGGCAAAAAGATGACATTATACGAACTAGACCGAAATAGTTCCGTAGAAATCACCGAAGCTCTTGAGCTCAACAAAGAGGACAAGAAAATACGAGAAGATCTCAACGTCCATGGCAATGTGGGTGACAAGATACAAGGCGATGCCATCAGGCTTTGGGTTGACTCCAAAAGAAATTCTCTGAAGTTCAATACCAAGGAGGGCATCTCTGGCAGACATGGAGCCAACCTAGTGAGCACAAACAAGCGCACGGTGAGCAAACTCAAATATTCATTCGACAATTATAAAAAACTTTTCAAACACTCGGCTATCGAGTCTAACATTAAAGGACATATAAAATGAACATAGATATTCTTGCATTGTGTGACTTTGCACAAGATAATGACGGCAAACTTACCATCGTGGGCACTTTTGACCACTATGTGGTAAGAAAAGCACCGCTGCCTAAGAGCAACCTCTTCATGGTAGCGAGAGTTAAGATGAACAGCGAGGAAAGCAAACTTCAGCAAGAGTTCTCGGCAGAGGTTACAGAGATGAGCACTGGCAAGATGATTCTTGGCCAGCCCATCAATTCCAAGATTGAGCCACACCCTTCAGATGAGTTTCTCTTCAGCAACTTCATCTTTGAGTTCTCCGACCTCCAGTTCCCTGCAGAGGGCAACTATCAGTTCTCTTTCAAAATTGGCAATGTGGAGAATTCAATCCCTTTAAAAGTTTATTTCCAAAAATAACTGTCAGCCTCGGGTGCGTGAGCATCCGGGGCTTTTTTTATCCCCCATATCCCCCTAAAACATGCCCTACAGCATATAATTGTGTTAAAATATTGGCATCGTGCAAATTTTCTTCCCTTTATTCTTTGCCGTCTCGTTTTTTCTTCTTACCTTTGCCAACGCTAATAAGAAGATTGTAATCAATCCGGCTGGGTGACCGTTATCGCCTATGGCTTATAGCCGCAGGCTTTTTTTATGCCTAGGAAAATCTTTTTTCTAACTGGGAAAATAATTTTTCCCAACTGGGAAAATAGATATGCCCAATACATGGCGGCTGCATGAACCGTAAGAATTGAAATATCCATCCGGATGAGTCATCTTCTTATTAGCAACGGGGAATGCAGCCGCCACCCTTTTATACAATCGGCTGTTAATGCTAATAAGAAGATGCAATATGCAGAATTCTATTTTATTAAGTGATGCGCAGGTGAGACCTGCAGGCATCAGCGTAGAGGAGGGTATCAAGGCCCTCAAGTGTGAAATCAAGAAGCTCGCCAAGACCAAGAGCGAGACCTTCAGCTATATTTGCGGGGAGATCGTGACCTATGGAGAGGTTGTGCTCACCATGGTTGGTTTCGCAGCTGTGATGGCGATGGTCATGATTGGTGGTTTCATTTTCGGAGGGGAGGTAGCATGATGAAGAAAAGTAGAAACCGCAGAAGACGCATCCACAAGCTGACAGCCAAGGATATCAGCAAGTGCAAGTTCTTCGCTATTAAAGGCAGGCAGATGAACGCCTATAAGGTAGAAATCAAATTTTGGAGAGACAACAACGTTGTCGCATCAGTTATTTTCATCGATGATGCTCCAAACAAGCAGACTATTATCCGATGGTATGATCATCGCTACTTTGCTCTTCGATATGGAGCTAAAGAGGCTGAGCCACTCAATATGACTCTGGCCAAGTGGAAAACCATAAACAACGATTAGGCATGAACGAAAATAATTCAACCAACCTGCACATGACAGCAGACGTCTGGAATGCGCTAGTAGATATGATGAACGTTGACCAGCTGGACAACTTCATCGAGACTCTTGAGTTTGCTCAAGACAAGTTTATCTCAAACGAGGTAATAACCAATGCCGTGGATGATTTCGGCGGTGCCGGACAGGTTCTCCTGATGCTCAATGCATTCAAGCGCATGGAGAACCTCTTCAAGACCATCAACCAGGCTCTGAAGGCGAAAGGAGGTGTGGCATGAAAGAGCGCAAGCACATCATAGGCTTCGGCACATACCAAGCCCCACCACCTCCACCAGAGCCAGACAAGGAGACTGAGGATAATCTAGTGGAGCAAGCCCTAGGTCAATATCTCATCGACTACAAGCCATACGACCCAGATGATGAGGTTGATCCACAAGAGTTCAAGACCTCACGAGAGATACAAGAGGCACTCTCCGATATGGTGACAATCTCTATCTCTACCATCACAAAGTACATGAACTCGCATGGCTATGACATGGTAAATGTAGAGGGCGGCGGTCTCACCTGGCACCTGCAGCGAGATGCCCCCTTCTAAAAAACAAGATCATTTTTTTTCATTTTTAGTAAACAATAAAACGACGGATGGGGCCTTAGGTACATGGCATGGCAGCTCTACCCCCCAGTACCCGGTAGTCGCAAGACTATCGGGTATTTTTATTTTCCTCCTTTCCTTCCTAACTTTGCAGTGTTTTAATGAGACAACAATATGATCACTGCAACAAAACCAACTTCGCCATTGTTTACATCGTCGCTCGATACCTTTACATTTAAGATATCGGGCGACACCGCTACCGTCACCATCAAGTGCAACGGCATGGAGCTGCTCAGCGAGACCTACTACCCAGTCTCTGGCTCCATCACCATCTACGACCTCGGCACACTCATCGCCGATGCCGTGCGACCTACAGTGACAGCTTCCTTCACCATCGACATCACAGAGCACCAGGGCGAGAGCGATATCGCCACATGGTCGAGCGGTGCCATCACCGCCTACTACGCCACCGTTGACATCGACATGTCGTGCCCATCATTCATAGACCGATACTTCCTCACCCTCCTCGATGGCACCAAGCTCACTCGACTGGGGCATCGTGAATATCTCCATGCCGCTGGCATCCACAGCTCCACCCCTACCGTGGTGGCACAGTTCTTCAAAGACAACCAGGTCACCACCGTTCAGGTTCCATCCTCAGCCACACCTACCCACACCGCCAACGGCATCACCTCATTCGATGTCTCACCAGACCGATACTGCGACGCATCAGAGGGCGACCTCTTCGCCTACACCGTCACCGTGGGCGACCGCACCCAGCAATATCAGATTGACCACACAGGCTCCATTGCCGACCCAGTGCTCCTCTTCACCAACAGCTTCGGCTGCCAAGAGATTTTCTATTGCCTGGGCAAGAAGAAAATCGCACCGATTTTCGAGCGCAAGAGTGCCGTCATCGGGGGCAAAAAGATAAATTACCAAGTCAAAGAGACACGCACTTTCGAGGGCGACACGGGCATCATCCCACCATCCATGGCACACTTCGCCGAAGACCTGCTGCGCTCCGATGAGGTTTACCTGTTCCGTGACTATGCCCAGGATAAGCAAATCACCCTCACAGACTCCAAGAGCGAGCGCACCAACGAGGCTGACGACCTCGCTGAGTTCACCTTCTCATACCAGTACTCTCAGCGCATCCAGAATGTCGTGTTCAAAAACATCGACACCTCGTCAGGCAAGATCTTCGATGCCTCCTTCGATGACACGTTCAATTAAACAAAACTCCTTCAGATATGGCAAAAAACACAGACAACAAGACCGCCAAGGCCATCCACATCAACGAGCTGCGCCGTGCCCTCGACATCTCGCGCATCGACCGCACGCCCGTTGACCTAGACTGTTGGAAGGCTGGCGATGGTTCCATCATCCACTATAGGGGCTGGCTCGTCAAGAGTTCCTCATGGCAACAGGGCACCCACAACCTCTACAATCCCGTCAACCACCAGATACGCAAGGTGAGAGACATCTTCATCTTCAGATACAACGATCATCCCATCTATTTATAAAAACTTCTTCAGATATGCAAAATCAAGACAACATAGATATCACATACGCAACCGTAGGCGAGGTGATGCCTTACGAGGCATTCAACCCGACAAACGGCTTCGTTGAGTCATCCTCCATCTTCGATGATGACGAGACCACCCCTGTCATGCAAGTCAAGGCCAACGATGGCAATACCTACGCCGTCATCCCATTCGGCGCAGACAACCTACTGCCATACGAACTCAGCAAAAAGATAGGCGAGTCTTCCGTCATGGCGCAAAACAAGCTCTTCAATGTGCTCACCTGCTATGGCATGGGACTGCAATACAACGACATCAAGACCAAGCTCCCCACCAAAGACGAAGACATCAACCTCTTCCGCATGCATAACTCCATGCCACGTTTTGCCCTGGAGCAAATCACCGACATGAAGTATTACTTTTTCTGCGTCTCAGCCATCATTCTCAACAAAAAGGGCGATTCCATCGTGGGTGTGCGCCACAAAGAGGCTTGTTACTGCCGATTTACAAAGAGCAAGGATGGTCGCTCCGAATACGTGCTCTATGCCAACTGGCGCAACTCCGTCGCCCCTGCCAACGTCGAGGTGCTGCCGCTGCTCGATGAGCTAGACCCACTGGGCGACCTCCAAGAGCGCATGGGCATGAAGGGGCAAAACGGACAGACCAAGTCACGACAGGGCGATGGCGGTCCTAAGACCAAAGATCGCATCTTTGCCATCGTGACTCGATTCCCGACGGTGGGATGCCAATACTACCCAGTGCCCTACTACAGTGCCATCTTCCGTGACAAGTGGTATGATATTTCCCGACTCATCGCCATTGGCAAGATGGCGAAGCTCAAAAACCATGCTGCCATCCCTTACCTGGTCGAGATACACCGTGACTACTGGACGGGCATCTTCAAAGAGGAGCACATCACAGACCCTGTCAAGAAGAAAGAGCGACAGCTTGCTGAAAAGAAGAAAATCCAATCCTTCATATCGGGCATCGAAAACAGCGGCAAACTCTGGATAGCGGGCTACTACACCACCCCTGACGGCAAAGAGGTTAAAATGGTGCGCATCACACGCATCGACACCTCTAAAGACGGTGGAGACTACTCTGACGACATCGCCGAGAGCAACAACATGCAGTGTTATGCCGACAACATCCACCCTAACCTCGTGGGTGCCACTCCCGGCAAGAGCCAGAGCAACAATTCGGGTTCCGACAAGCGCGAGCTCTTCACGCTGAAGCAGAGCATAGAGAAGGCATTCCACGACCTGATGGAGACGGTTCACTGGGTGATCATCTACTTCAACCACTGGGAGGAGAAGGTTTATCCGGATGTGCCGCTCATCATGCTCACGACCCTTGATGAGAACAAGGATGCCAAGAAAGTGTCTAACAATCCAAATTCCAAGACAGATGATTAATATTACCGCAGAACAGTTTGAGCAGCTCCTTCCATTCGTGGGAGCTGCTTCTGAAGATGTCTTCACGAAGATGCAGCCTGCACTGGAGAACGTATATTTCGACCTGGTGGCTACGGTTATCGGTTCAGACTTCGAAGATGCAGCCTGTATGGAGGACAGTCCGATATTGGGGAATGTGCGTTCCTATGTCATTCTGAAGACCTTTATCCTGCGTCTCCGTTCCAACGACCTCGTAATGACCGACAACGGTTTCGGCGTAGTATCAAACGAAAATATCTCTCCCGCATCACAGGCGAGGGTTGACGCCCTGTTCAGAGAACTGACCTATAAGCAGGACCAGCAGCTGCACGGCATTCTGAACCGCCTGCGCACGGTGGAAGGATGGAGCGAGACTGTTCAGGCAAGCAACAACATCGCCTCCTTCTTCTGGTCGCCTCTGGTATTGAGGGCTTACTCGCCGGTACGCGGTTTCGTAACTTTTGATGACCTGACAGCCCACCGGAGCGAGATAGGTACTGCAGAACTTGCTCTGCGCAGACAATTCTCCGACTCACTCATCGAACAGTTGCTTGAGGAGGAGCGCAAGGCACAATATGAGCCATTTCATCGGCATGCCATCGTAAAAATGTGCCATTTCATCGGCGCTCACATTTCTACCGGCGAAACGCCCGCTGATCCACATTACAAGGATCTCGCCTATACTGCAGTAGCCAACTTTATCGAAGAAAACATCGATAAATTCCCAAAATATAAGGATTCATCGGCCTACAAGGCCAATCACATGCAAGCGTATGAAAACAAAGCTGACGACCCGACCTTCTTCTTTGGATGCTAACGGAACGCTGAACCTTCACGTTCCTCATTCCTGGAGTGAATTGACACAGGAACAGTTGCGCTATGCGCTCTTCCTGCTCACCCAGGGGTGGGAAGAGTGGCAGGTAAGAACTTATCTCTTTGCCCGGTTTGCCGGCATAGACGTACTCAACGAGAAGAAAGACGGATGGCTCTGCGAGGTGGAGACGGATAAGGGCAAGAAGACAAGATTCTTTCTTGAGCTGTGGCAGATCCGAAGTTTCTGCGAGGCTTTCGAATATGTTTTCGATGGCAACGGGGCAGACAACAGACTCGAATCCATTGGTCTCTATAAGGCTGCAGATGTAGAGCTCTACGATTATCCGTTCGAGTATTATCTGATAGCCGACAACTATTTCCAGCAGTACATGATGTCGGATAAGTCGAACGAAGAACCTCTCAAGGAACTGGCACGGTATCTCTATCTGGATGGCGAGGGAAAGAGCCCGGACCGCATCGAATGTACGGTACCAGAACTCATGGGCGTGTTTCTCTGGTATGTGCGGATAAAGCATAACTTTTCGGAAAAGTTTCCTCATCTCTTCAAGCCTGCAGCCGAAGGAGGTGAAGACTACGATATGGTAGGAGCGATGAATGCACAGATTCGGGCACTCACGGGAGGCGACATCACCAAGGAAGAGATTATCAGAAAAGCCGATGTGTGGCGGGCACTCACAGAACTGGATGCCAAGGCACGCGAGGCTGAAGAACTGAACAAAAGACTGAAAAAATCATGATTAAGACAGAAATCAATACCCCATCGGTACAGGTAGGCTTCGATGCCTTCTCTTACTTCAGAGATCTGGCAAAGCGCAATAAACTCTGCAGTAATCTCGGTTTCATGCCTACCACCTGCTCCAGTCCGACGGCATTTGAGGGTATGCTGAGCAATATGTCGAAGAGCAGAAATTTCATCGTTATAGATGATACCAACGACGGTAACGTAGCCATCAATGGTGACGGCAGCTTCCGTAAGGTAGTTACCTATACGGTATGGATCCTGATGCGATATAAACTGAACGACATGAACGACCGGCAGGAAAAGCTCAATACCTGCAGAAAGATATTCCGGCAGTTTCTGAGCAGGATCATCATCGATAAGATGAAATGGGAAAACGACTTCACTTATCTGCTGGGCGACCAGGTGGACAATCGGGAGATAGGTGCTTATTTCATTAACGGGCTTACTGGCGTGGAATTCCATATCGACGTTAGCGAGCCGCTAGACCTGGTATACAACAATGAAGAATGGAATGAATAACGTCAAGACTCCCGTCTCTCAGGAAGATATCTATGCTTATGAGCGTGGATGGGCAGAAGAGATGGTGAAAATCTGGAAGGAGAAAATCATGCACTACCGCATCCGCCATACGGGTGCTCTCTTCAACAGCGTGCAGGCTACTTCCTTCGGAGGTTCCAGCCGCACGATTGCCCATAAGTTCCTGCTCTATGGTCTCTACCAAGAGACGGGCACTGGCAATGGCTATTACCATGGCAACCCAGGTGACCTAGAGTTCCTCGACCCGGAATATCGTGCCAAGCACCATCTGGGTGAGCCACGCCAACGCCGCCCATGGTTCAACCGCAAATACTATGCGTCCATCATGAAGCTCAACGATATGGAGGGCTATTTCTATGGCGAGGAGTACAAGGGATTGATGGCTGACCTCTTCAAGCAGATGTTCGGCACACCCTTATAACGTATTTTTAATTTGCACCATTCCTTCGTAACTTTGCAAAAAAATAAACAAATACGATGGCAGATAAAATAAATACAGAGATACTGCAGAGGGCGTTCGAGTCCATCAGAGACGAGCGTGCCAAGGGTGCCAATACAGCGAGGCGCATTGGCGATGCCTTCCTCTCCCTCCTAGCCTATGCCTCACAAGACAATGGTGCATACCTCTCTCGTGAGCATGACGATGCCGCCATGGGACTTATCACCTTCCTAAAGGGGCTTGTCTCCGAGGGGGTGGCTCACCTCAACCAAGGTGCACAGTTTGGTGGTTTTGTCTCTGGCATGGCCACAGGCAAGGGCGCAGCCATCGACGGCGATGGCAATGCTGAGGTCGAGAGCATCAAGGTGCGCTCATACATGCAGGTACTTGAGCTGATAGTCAACAGACTCTCAGCCTTCGAGGGTGACCAGTTCTTCACCGAGAGCGACACCATCGAGCAGGTCGATGACCTAGGCTCAGGTTGCTACGGTCTCCACCTCCGCTCCAAATACCAGGGCTATTTCACCGCACAGCACGTTAACAACGTCATCAAGGGCATGGTCAACAACCTAGCCACAGCCACCACCTCGTCCACATCTGCCAGCTATTACACCTCATGGATGCGCATCAACAGCGTCAATGCCGTCCAAAACTACATCGAGGTCACCCTATACCCCGACACCGAGGTGCCAGGCGGACAAAACTTTCCGCCGTGCGAACTCATGAACATCGCCCGATTCGGCAACCAGACAGACGAGACCCTGCAGAGCTGCTTCTATGTCTCCTCCACCGAGGGGCGCATCGTCAAGCTCACAGGTGTCACCAAGCCCATACTGGATGATTACAACTACGGCATGGTCTTCGGCACAGTCCCCGAGTGGGTACAGTCCCTCAACCTTCCACTCGTCAAGGGCAGAGACTACCTATATGCCGCTGGCATCATCACACAAGACATCATACAGATAGACTACCATGGCAAGCCCATCGTCACCTACGTTGACAGAGGCCCATGGAGCGAGACCGCCGACTATTACAGCGCATCCCTCAATGAGGATACCCAAAAATACGAGACCTCCGATGTCTGGTACACCGGCTGCAAGTGGAGATGCCAGAAGACAGGCACACACACCGCCCCACGGTGGAACAACACCGACTGGGCGATGATCGAGGGCAACCCCAACTTCACCATCGACTTCATCGAGGCTGAGACCGTCTATGATTACGACAACTTCCGTGCGCCCCTCACCATCGTGGCATATCTCTACGGTCAAGACATCACCGCCGACATACTCGACAACGATGTCGCCTGGACACGCTACACTGAGAATTCCAGGGGCGAGCAGCGCGTCTCCTCCGACAACATCTGGTCACTCAACCGAGGCGGAGCAGGCAAGGCCATCGTCCTCACCCAAGACGACCTATCAGTCGACAGCGACGGCATCCCCAAGGTCATCCGCTTCACAGCCACCGTCACCCTGCGTGACGGCATGGGCGATGAGGTGGCTCAAGACGCCGCCTCATTCGAGTACGCCGTCTAAATTCAACACTCAACATTCAACATTCAACACTCATAAATATGAAGACTCGCAGATTAGACTTCAAGTTCACACCGCTCCAACTCAGCGTCTCCATGACGCTAGAGGGCAGCGTGCCCAACGAGCAGACCTATGATGCCGACAGTGGCGAATACGCACCAGACTATTCCCTCACACCTGCCGTCATCAAGCCTACCGTGGGCATCATAGACAGAGACGGCATATTGCAGAGCGGCTGCGTCAACAGCCAGCTCACAGATGTCTCCTGGTGCCGTGTCGTCGATGGTGTCGAGCAGACTACCCTCGTCAACGCCACCAACCAGCAGGTCATCACCTTCTCGGGCGATGACACAGGCAAGATCCTCTGGTATCAGAATGCACAGCCACAAAAGCCCATCACCTTGCGCTTCAAGGCCAAGTTCCTCGACATACGCACAGGCGAGGTACGCAATATCACCCAAGACTTCCCGTTCACCTGCCGCAATGCCACCCTATACAAGCCAGTCCTCTTGCTCTCATGCGGTGACCGCTTTTACAACCCCCTGAGAGACGAGAGCCTAGCCACCGTCACAGCCTCCCTCAGGCTGGGCACAGAGGAGTGCGCCAAGGCCGAGCGCAAGTTCGCCTGGCAGATGCTGCGCAACACAGGCTACTACACAGACATCACAGATGACGACCTAGAGGTCTGCGTCTCAGCCGATGGCGACTCCATCACCATAGACCAGTCGCTCATGGGCGAGAGGTGCAGCCTCCGCTGCCGTGCCCGATACAGTGCCACAGGCAACCCATCGGCCGTGGCACTCACCGATGCCAGCCCTACCAAGGTCATCACCTTCGCCCGACGCATACCGTCATTCGACTATGACTACATGGGCGTGACTGACAACCTGCCGCCAGGCACCACCTCCATACAGCCAGAGGCATACATCTACGACAATGCCGGCAAGATACCCGATGCCGAGCGCAATCTCTTGCCACTCTGGTACATGGGTGCCAACCTCTCCGCCACCAAGATAGACTATCGTCTCAAGGGTCACGGCATGCAGCCCACCATCAAGACCGACCTCGTCGACCCAAGCCGAGGCGCAGTCATGGCGCTCGATGTCAAGATACTAGACCCGCTCGCCCTGGCAGCCGATGCCGACGGCAAGGTCTTCACAGATGCCGACGGCACCCCATTCGTCTGGCACTAAATAATTCAACACTCAACATTCAACATTCAACATTAAAAAGATATGGAAAGATACATCAAAGCCAACCGCCTCGTGGTGGAGCACCTCCACCTACAGGGCGACCGCACAGAGCTTCAGGATGGCAACTTCCTCCTCTGGCTCCAAGACCTCATGGTCTTCGGTCCACTCTTCAACCTGGCAGCCATCTGCTCAAAGATCGGAGCCATCGCCCTCACAGGCCAAGAGGCGCGACAGGAGCAGGAGGGCACTTCATGCCAGCAGCTGCCAGTGGCCACTGACCAGAGATTCGTCATCAGTTCAACCAATAAGTCAGAGGAGGGTGAGTCATGAGTGGAGCCAGCAAGAGCGTCAGCATCAAGTTCATCAGCCGTGTCGGCACATACATGGCCATGATACAGTCACCAAACGGCGACCTATACCAGGAGTATCAGCGCAACGGAGACAAGGTCACCGTCATGCCAGACTTCTCAAAGACCAAGCCGCTACTCAACTTCGTCTGCACATCATCCCGAGTGGCTGAGGGGGTCTCCACGCCAGTCAGCATGCGCTACTACTTCAACGGCGTTGAGATCACCTTCGACTCCGCAGGCAAGTCCAGCGGACTCTTCACAGGCCTCTTCGAGAGAGTCGTGCCGTCAGCCTCACAGCTCTATTACGGTCTCCGCATCGTCGGCAACCTCGTCCAAGCCTCTGGCTATGCCCCCATCGTCATCAAGATGGTGGGCAAGATCTCAGCCAAGGCGCAGAGCGCAGAGGTCACAGACGACATCCAGGCAGACTACACCATCCAAGTCGGTCCATACACGGGCACGGCATACCGTGTCACCATAGCCGCGGGCGATGCCAAGAGCTTCACCCTCAGCAGCCCAGATGACAGCTGCGTCCTCGTTGCCAAGGCTCTGCAGGGCAATGACGAGATTACCTCCACCCTCTATTACAAGTGGTACAAGGCAATCAGCTCAGACACAGGCTGGCAGCTCATCAGCGATGCCACCACCGCCAAGCTCACCGTCAAGGCCGCTGATGTCACCTGCACACGTGACTACAAGGGCGAGGTCTACATCGACAAGTCCATGGCGGCAGACAAGCTCATCGGCTACGACTTCGTCACCGTCATGGATGCCTCCGACCCATACGACATAGACCCATGTCCGAGTCCACTAGACATCACCATCGAGGAGGACACCAGCGGCAACGGCTCCGTCACATTCACCCCAAAGCTCGTGGTCCGAGGCAAGTCGCAGACCATAGACACCAAGTTCTACTTCACACTCAAGTCGCCGGCAGGCGTGGTGCTCAACACCGATGCCGCACGCAAGCCGACCGTGCAGCTCTCATCCTTCAACGTCACCAGAGACGACTGTCTCCATGGCGGAGGCACAGACATATCATTAACCATAGAGTCAGTCAAGTGATCATGGCAGTCAAGACATTACTCATACATTTCCTCAAGCTCGGTGTTGGCATAGCCAGCACCGAGATGGAGTATGCCGACTCCACCAGCTGCGATACTCCTCCAACAACAGGGTGGCAGACCACTCCACCACAGTGGCAAGATGGTCACTACATCTGGACACGCACACACATCACGTATACCAATGGCAAGGAGACATATACCTCTCCAGTCTGCACGACAGGCAGTCAGGGGCAGCAGGGTGAGCGTGGTGCCGTCCTCCGTGGTCCGCAGCTCTGGGCAGACTGCGGCGTGGGCTATTGCTTCGAGGCTGGAGAGACTGGCAAGGAGTGGAAGGATACCGTCATCTACAACGACAACACCTACTCCTGCGTCAAGAGCCACGTCAAGACAGCCGACAACTACCCCGGCAGCGCAGATGACATCAACAACGGCTACTGGCGAGTCGGCAGCCCCATCGAGCTGATTGTCGCCAACATAATCATGTCACGCTACCAGCTCGTCAAAAACCTCGGGGTCGAGACCATTGAGATGAAGGATGCCGATGGCAACATCGTCTTCCGAGCCAAGGATGGTGAGGTGTTGGCCAACAAGGGCACATTCAACAATATCGTGTGCGACCATGGCGAGTTCACCAATGCAGTTGTCACAGGTGACCTCAACCTGAGCACACTTCGTTATCTAGCCAACTGGGGCGGCAATATGGGCGCAGCCGTCATGGCCAAGGCTTTCAACATGGGATACGGTTCTTTCATCTTGCCACACCTCAATGACAACGAGTGCATGAGAGTGGTCTTCTTTAATCCAGTGATAACAAGAAGTTCACTGCCAGCCAAGGTCTCATGCCAAGGCAGCAATGATGTGTTGAAGCCAACTTCTAACATATACATCTCAACCTCATATCGTCAGATAGAAGTCTACGGGTGGTGCGAGATGATCGGCTCAAACTTGACAAGTGGCAAAACCACATGGATATATAACAATATCGTGCAATCTTAAGATTAATTCATTATGATAGACAAAAAAACTTTCGACAAGGCTCATGACGTTAACACCGTCAACAGCAACCAGTCATTCCTCATGACTGACCAAAAAGGCAACGTCACCAAGATACCGTTGTCCGCCCTCAAGGCTGACCTCAGCCTGGGCAGCCACACATGGTGCGGCAGAGTGTGGAATACAGCCAACGCCACCCCCAAGGCGGCCATGGTGGTCGGCGACCTCGATGTCCTCCGTGAGCTGCCGCTCACCCTAGGTCTCGGCGCTTACCTCGTCAAGAATGACCACAGCCGCCGCAAGCTCGATGCCACAGACCATTACAAGTATGCCACGGGCGAAGCCGCCAAGCTAGACGGTTCACAGGGCCACTACCAGTGGGGATGGGGCAGAGAGTTCTACTTCGTCACCAAGGATGTCGGTGCCCTCCATTACGAGATGATCGGTCTCAAGCCTATCCCTGGCGAGTACAACTACAAGATCCCTATCGGCTCCATCTCCGCCTCAGGCTTCGCCACCATCGAGCGCAGCACAGGCAGACTCGTCAGCTTCATCAACACAGGCTCTGACTACCGAGGAGGCAACAACGATGCCTCCCTTGACGGCACCAACCGCACCCTCTGCGGCAAGCCGGCAAGCTCGCAGACCACAGAATACTTCCGTGCCGCCGCACGCAAGAATGGCAAGGGGTGGCTCTGCACCACCATGCGACACACCACCATCATCGCCGCACTCATCGGGGTCATCATGGGCACACACTACGACCAAGATGCCGTCAACACCGCCAAAGACTCCAACGGTCTCTACCAGGGCGGTCTCGGTGCAGGCACCTCAAACTTCAACTGGGATACCTGGGGCACTTACAACTCCTACCGCCCATTCCTCCCCATGTCCGCAGGCATCGAGCTGGGCGACAGCGTGGGCGAGACTACCTACGCAGTCAAAAATGACGCTGGCACCACGGTCTACACAGCCAAGGTCTCCAGCTTCTTCGGTCTCAAGCACGCACAGGGCGGCTACCTCTGGCGCATGATGGATGACGAGCAGGTGCGCATCAACTCCGATACCACAGCCACACACCTCGTCGCACCATCCATCTACGGCTCATGGACCATCGGCTCAGCCACGGGCATGAAGGCTTACAGCACATCGCCTGCCACAGGCGAGGGCTACATCACCCGACTCTCCATGGAGCATTTGGAGAATTTCGCCACGGCCGTCGGAGGCAGCGAGACCACATACTGGACTAGCTATTTCTGGAATACTTCCAAAGCTACGAGCGGTTTCCGTCTCTGCCTGCGTGGGTGTAGCGCTAGCAGTGGCGGTCGATGCGGTTCTTCGGCTCTCAGCGTTAGCAATGATGTCTCGTTTGCCAGCGGTGACCTCGGCGCCGCCGCAAGCACCCAGCGAGCGCAGCTCGCACCCTCAGATACCGCCTTTGGCGGTCGGCGACCAAAATTTTTAGCCCATATTGGCAAAAAAACGCTCTTTGACTTCTTTCCATCCGATTTTTTTATTAACTTTGCAGTGGTTTTCTAACCAGGGTGTGACCCTTGGTGCTGGTTTCCGTCTCTGCCTGCGTGGGTGTAACGCTAACAATGGCGGTCAATGCGGTTCTTCGACTCTCAACGTTAACAATGATGTCTCGAATGCCAACGGTAACATCGGCGCCGCCCTCAACTTAAACACTAGAGACTCTCTTATACAGGGCTATCGTTTGCTACCCTGTTCGAGATAATAGGGTCAGTCCTCGCCCCATGGCGATACATACACACACCAAGATTAGCTGGTAGATGATGACAATAAGGTCATCCGGTCGAAGGTTATGAACATAAAAAAAGCAGACACCATTTTTCCAGTGCAGGCTATCTGCACAGATACACAGTTTACACAGATTATTACACAGACTTAACACCGCAAGAGTTATGAGAAGGTTTGGCCATATCTCGCCACAGGTCGAGACACTCGACAACTTCAGACGTGCATTCTACGACTATGCACGCCAGAAGATGCATCGCCAGTCGGTGCAGCAGTTCGAGGCAAACCTAGACCATAACCTAGACCGCATGCTCGGGGCATACCAGTCAGAGTCCTGGCACACATCACCCTATGTGGCAAAAGACATCGACTATCCCAAGCATCGACAGGTCAACAAGCTGCCAGTGATCGACCACGTGATGCAGCATGCCGCCCTCGCACCTGTCGAGGCAGACCTGCGCCGCACCATCCATGGTCACAGCCCAGCTGGCACCAAGGGCAAGGGCACACATTATTTCTATCAGCTTGTGAAGCGAGACATTTTCTCCTCGCCACAAGCCGAGACCTTCTATTGCCTGCCCATGGATATCCACCACTATTTTCAGTATATCGACCACAACCTGCTTAAGGCAGAGTACCGCCGCAAGATCAAAGACCGCAAGCTCCTCGCCTTCATCGACGAGGTGGTGGATAGCTTCAATCCCGGCATCGTGCTCGGTGTCAAGCTAGCCCAGCTCTTGGGGCAGCTCTTCCTCGCTCGTTTCGACTACCTCGCCATCCGCTGCTTCGACATCCTCCAAGATGCCGACCGCTTCCGCTATTGGCAGGCTCGCTACGTCAGCGACATGCTCGTTACATGCCGCACACCAGAGCAAGCTAGACTGCTAAGTGGGGGGGTGAAATCCCTCAATGACCGCTTCGAGCGGTTCTGCCAACAGGGGCTCCGCCATTATTATCGCTTCATGGACAACATCTACATCCTCCACGAGGATAAGGTGTTCCTCCGCCTCATGGCAGAGCTCTCCGTCATGCACCTCGCCAGAGACTGGCATCTCTCTATCAACAAGTCATGGGGTGTCCATCGCACTTGCGATGGCATCGACTTCTGCGGTCAGATCATCTACGCTGACCACGCCCTCTTGCGCAAGAGATTCAAGCATGATCTCTGCGCACAGGTGGCAAAACTCCGCAAGCAAGGTTACTCAGAGCGTCAGATCCAGCTCAAGGCAGCATCACGCCTAGGGCTGGGCATACACGCCAACACAAAAAATCTATATAAGAAAATCGGTATGGAAAGATTTGGTAAACTCGTAAAGGCACGCCGTGCGCGCGTCCCTTTCGAGGGAATGGAGAAATCACAGCAGCAGTCCATCGAGGACATCATCTGCAGTGAGGGTAAGGATGAGAACAAGTTCCTCATCCAAGTCATAGATTACAAGGTCGATGACTCGGTCATTGAGAAGGAGACCGTGCAGGTCGAGGAGACTGCCGCAGACGGCAGCACCCACCTCGTCACCAAGGAGGTGCCCAAGAAGCGCCTCACCCTGCGCTATCGCATCATCGACCACATCGAGGGCACCACAGAGGTCTGGCAAACCACCGACCACTACCTCTATACAGGCTCCAAGATCCTGATAGACCAAGCCCTCAACGACTTCTGTCGTGACGAGCTACCATTCTCAACCGTTGTCAAGGAGCTTCACAACAAGTTCAAAAAGAAGTTCTATAAATTCACATAAACGGTTATGAAAAAGATTTATCCAGCTCGCAAGAGCTTCGTCAAATATGACGATGATCACTTCTTGCTCTACCTCGGTGAGCAAAAAATAGAAGACTATCACCCGGAGACAAACACTCCAGGTTCTTCTTCAGACGACAAGTCCAAGGCAGCGGACAAGGGCATCACCGCCTTCAGCTACGAGGGCACAGAGCCAGACGGCTCCACCAAGATTGCAGCCCAGTCAGCAACCTACGATGACTTTGCCGCAGGTTTGGTTCGCACCAAATACAGCCAAAACCAGGTCGAGGCCATCCTGTGCAACCATGGCGATGGCAATGAGGAGCACCAAAAGGAGTATGACACCTTCCAGGCTTGGCGCATCCAAGCCAAGGAGATGGCTCATGAGGTGCTTGAGAGAGCGGTCTAATTGATAAATACCCGATAGCGAGGTGGCTATCGGGTATTTTTATTTTTCCACCTACCTAATTACCTTTGCATAATAAAAAGCAAAAATATCATGCAGAGAAATACTAAAGAATGGATACAATACGGCTCAGCCATCGTGGTGCTCACCTCTGGCATCGTACTGGCATACGTCAGCTATTTCACATCACAGATGCGAGATGTCACTGACAACGTGCTCTGGTACTTTGCTCAGACACTCATGTATGCTGGCTCCATCTTTGGCGTGGCTATCGCCATCGATGCCAAGTTCGAGAATATCAAAAACAAATTTTTTAATCATAAAAACAATGAGACAGATTAAACGCATTTTCGTTCACTGCACAGCAGGTTCACAGCGTCAGACCATCGATGACCTCAAGGCTGAGTTCCACCGAAAAGGCTGGTCCAATCCTGGTTATCATTATGTCATCGACACCAATGGTGGTGTCCACCAACTCCTCGCCATCGAGCATGTCAGCAATGGTGTCCAGGGCTACAACTCCACCGCCATCAACGTGGCCTATATCGGTGGCATCGATGCCGACGGCAAACCTATCGATAACCGCACACCAGCGCAAAAAGACGCTCTTGTGCTCCTACTCCACAAGCTCAAACAAAAGTTCCCAACGGCTCAGATCATGGGCCACCGTGACATCTGGGGCACAGACAAGTCCAACTGGCGCAAAATGTGCCCATGCTTCAACGCTATCCAAGAATATAAAGACATCGCATAAATTATGAAATCTCCAAAGACCATCATTTCACTCCTGGCAATCATGCTCATCACGACCATGGTTGCCTTCATCAGTTCGGCTAACAAAAACGAGGCTCTGCAGAGAGACCTCGACCGCATGACGCAAAATGTGGCAAACGTCAACTATGACATTCAGTATGACAAAGTCCAAGACTCCCTGCCTGTGGCTCAAAACAATGCACTGCAGGTGAAATATGATGAGCTTCAAAAACTCCACCTCACCGACGCCCAGCTCATCAAAGACCTCAAGGTTCGACTCAAAGATGCACAGACCATCCATACAGTCTCATCTGCCACGACCGACACAGTGCCCATCTCACCAGTCCCAGAGACTGCCGATTCCGTCTTCTCATACAGAGACCGATGGCTACAGCTTCACATCGACATCCCTGCCAGACAATGCCAATATACCGCCTACGATAGCCTCACGACCATCGTCAGCCGCACCTACAAGCACAAGTTTCTGTGGTGGCGCTGGGGGGCAAAAGGCTATAAGGTTCAAATCGTCAACTTCAACCCTCATTCCAGGATTAACTACTCGAGATACATAGATGTAGTTAAATAACAAGGTTAAAGCAAAGATTTAACATAAAAAACTTGCATATTCTGATTTTTATTATTATATTTGCAACAAAGATAATGACAAACTTTAGAATTATGGTAGGTATATTGATATTCTCAGCTATTGCAGCTTTCATCACTCTAGGTGTTGGCCATACTCTTAACAGGATGGGGAAGCATGTTTCTTCTTATCCTCACAAGGGTATGGAAGATGAGCCAAAGCTTACTATACAAGATATGTATAGCCCAAACAATAACTTGTCTTTATTCTTCAAGGACGGCAATTCATATTCAGTATTGGTATCAAATCATAGTATAGATAAAGAAGAATTTGTGTTTGCTGACAATACAATTAACTTAAGGAATAAAGTTGCAAGAGTTCTCAGAAATTATGCAGCTCTTGAAAAATCCCAAAATAAAGACAGCGTAATACTTTAATATATACACAGCCATCGAATACAGTTGCATTCGATGGCTTTTTTATGGTATTTTTATAGCTTTTCAGCTATTCTTATCTTTGCAGAAAACTATAATAAATATCATTTATGGCAAACAGTACACAAACATTCATAGGCCGGGTTCTGCTTGATGACAAACAAGCAAAACAGACTATCGCATTGCTTGAAAAGCAGCTCGAACAAGTTAAGCAAAAAAAGACTGATGCATTCAAAAAAGGAGATGACACCAAGGCTTTCGATAAAGAGATAAATCGAATAAATGCTTCACTCAAGACATTGCGAACCAGCCAAGAGCAGGTGAATAGAACATTAAACAATCTTTCTTCTGCCTCATATAAAGAATTGTCTGTTGTAATGAAAACAGTACAAAAGCAGCTACGCTCAGGAGCTGTCGAGCGTAATTCTGAGGAATGGAAAAAGCTTCAGCAAAAGCTCAAAGAGGTTAAGCGAGAGATGAATGCCATCAATAGCGAGTCAAGAGAAACAACAAGTTTTTGGTCTCGTTTCGTTAACGTGCTCAATACCAACTGGGGAGCTGTATCGCAGATTATCGCTGCATACGCAGGACTCTCTATGACCATCCGAAAATGCGCCCAAGCCTATGCCGATATGGAGGAATCCATGGCAAACGTCCGCAAATATACAGGTCAGACCGATGAAGAGGTTCACCGGATGAACGAAGACTTCAAGCGAATGGACACCCGTACGGCTCGTGAGCAGCTCAATGAACTGGCTGGTTCTGCCGGTCGCCTGGGCATCACCAGCAAGGATATGATTGAAGAGTTTGTTGATGGAGCCGACAAGATTAACGTTGCGCTAGGCGATGACTTGGGAGAAAGAGCGGTCGACAAGATTGGCAAACTTGCTCAGATGTTCGGGGAAGATAAGACCAAAGGACTCCGTGGTGCAATGCTCGCCACTGGTTCTGCCGTCAATGAACTCGCCCAGAATTCATCAGCCAATGCCGGATATATAGTCGATTTCACCGCCGATCTTTCCGGTGTAGGCATCCAGGCAGGCATGACTCAAGCACAACTGATGGGTCTCGCTTCTGCACTCGATCAGAATATGCAGGAAGAGGCAACCTCTGCTACTGTGTTCTCTCAGCTTATAACCAAGATGTATCAGGAACCGGCTAAATTCGCAAAGATTGCCGGTGTAGAAGTCACGAAGTTCTCAAACTTGATGAAGACCAATGCAAATGAGGGATTGATGACATTCCTTTCTGCCATGAAGTCTAGAGGTGGGTTTGCTGAAATGGCTCCTATGTTTGAAGAGATGCAGCTGAATGGTACTCGTGCCGTTGGCGTTCTCTCTGCAGTAGCTTCACACCTGGACCAGGTAAGAACTGCCCAGGATCTCGCTACCCAGTCATACGCTTCAGGCACAAGTGTCATCAATGAGTTCAATGTCCAGAACAATACTGTGCAAGCCCAGCTGGATAAGGCAAAGAAACGTTTTGAAGACCTCACTGTAGAACTGGGTGAACAGCTCATCCCAGTAACCAGATATGCCATCTCTACCCTGAGCATAGGCATACATGTGTTATCAACATTGATAACTTTTACGTTCACCCACGTCAAACAGCTCACAATAATAGGTTCCGCCATCGCTGTCTGCACGGCTCTTTGGTATAAGGAAACTATAGCCATCAAGCTAAAAGCAGCAGCTACTACATACGCAGCTGCCATAGACAAAGCATATATAGCTACAACAACCCTTCTGCGTGCTGCCATGGTAGCCCTGCAGGCTACATGGGCGTATTTAACAAAGGGCGTGCAAGGCTATATCGTTGTAATGAGGGCAGCCCGCTTAGCCAGTCTTACTAATCCATGGGCCGCACTCGCCACCGTTCTTACGGTGGTAGGAGTTGCGGTTTATGGAGCTGTTAAAGCCTTTACTTCGTATAATGAAGCTATGCGTAACAGCACACAAGAAGCAAAGAACAACAGGGCGGTTGCGGAAGCACAGGCAAGTCTCGCCAAGAAAGTATCTGATGCAACTCTTGATGAACGCAACAAAGTGGATATGCTTAACAAAGTTATCCATTCCAACGCCTACACCGTAGATGAGCGCAGGCAAGCTATCGCAGCCATGCAGAAACTGGTTCCGGAGTATCATGCTTCTATATCCAAGGAAGGAAAGCTGTATAATGACAACCAGATTGCAATCCAGAACTATATCAAAGAGCTGGAGAACGCGGCGATGGCAGAAGCTATATATGAGCGCAAGGTTGAAATCAACAAAAAGAAACTGGAGCTGAAACTTAAAGAAAGTAAAATACGCCACTCTCTTAAAGCAGTTGATGCCGAACGTAAGTCACATCCTGAACGATATGAAAGCGAAGCTGTAGCAGATGCATTTACCGGTCAGCTCATTGAGCAAAATGATGCATTAAAGAGTAATGAGAAGCAGAAGGAGATTCATACACGGAGACTCAAGGAAAACCTGAGCCTGCAACAGCAACTCAATGCAGAAGAGTCCTATTATAACACAGAACTCAGGAAGAATGCAAATCTCCAGAAACTATATAAAAAGAAAGAAAAGAAGAGTCTCCAAGGCGAAAGCACAGGAACGAACAGGACAACGGGCTCTACCGGTCATTACACAACAGAGAAGGAGCGTAAAGCAGCCGAAAAGGAGCGAAAGAAGCGTGAAGCTGCTGCACGTAAAGCAGAAATCAAGCGAAAGGCAGACCTCAAAAAAGAGCTGGATGATGCCAAGAAAAGTACCGAGGCTCAGCAGCTGGAAGCCACTACCCTCTACTCTACCGGTCAGATTCGCCTGGCAGAATACAACGACCGCATGGCGAAGATTAAGGAGCAGGGACTTCAGCAGCGCATAGACATCCTTCGCAAATACGGAGAGGCTGAGAGTGAGGAGTACAAGCGTCTGAATGCCCAGAAAGAGAAGATCTCTGCCGATTATGAGCGCAAGCAGACGCAAGACCTCCAGGACCTGGAGTACGACCGGCAAGTGGCAGAACAGGCCATCACTGCCGAATATTACAATAAGGACTCCGACCTCTATCATAACGAGAGTGCTATCAATGAGGCGCTTTTTCAACTCGACCAGACGTTTCTCAAAGAGAAACAGGCACTCTATCTGAAGTCCTCTGACGAGTACTGGCAGATAGCCAGAGAGATTGAGCGCAGCGAGCAGCAGCACCAGTATGACCGCCAAAAGCAATACGATGACACGCTGATGCAGCTCAAGCAGGAGTATCTCACCCTCGGCAATGAACAGCAGATGCAACTGGAGCTTGCAGGACTGGATGATGTTCACAAGGCTGGTCTTGTAAGCGAAGAGGAGTATCAGCGCATGAAGATGGGCATCGCTAACAAGTATGCATCCTACAAGCCGGACGCCAAAGATCAGGCAAAAGACGATGCAACCACCGCTCTCGATACCGCCAAGAAGATGACTAGACAGACCGATGACCGTAGCGGTTCGCTCGGATCAGATAATCTCGCCACCATTGCGGGAGGCGCCATTGCTGCCATCCAGCAGCAGAAGATGGTTAATGATAATCTTCAGAAGCTTCGAGAAGAGGATAAGATCAGCGAACAGGCATACCAGGATGCCAAGAAACAGATGAATCAAGAGACCTATAAGAATATTGCAGCCATAGCAGGTGCAGCCTTCAGTAGTATCAGAAGTATGATGGGAGCAGCTTCAGCCTACTCTCAGGCATGTTCCGACCTGGAGGTAGCCAAGATTCAGGCGAACTACGACAAGCAGATTTCTGCGGCCGGCAATAATTCTGCCAAGAAGAAGCGACTCGAAGCGAAACGAGACAAGGAGATTTCTGCGGCAAAGACTAAAGCTAACAAGAAAGCGATGAAAATAGAGATTGCTCAGGCAGTCGCTTCTACCGCTATGTCGGCTATCAATGCCTACTCTTCAGCTGCAGCAATCCCTACAGTGGGCTACATCATCGCCCCTATAGCCGCCGGACTCGCTACTGCTGCAGGTATGCTTCAGATTGCCACAATAAAAAAACAGCATCAGGCAGAGGCAGCAGGATATTATGAGGGCGGTTTCACTGGTCCCGGTCATTGGAAGAAAGAAGCTGGCGTGGTTCATGCAGGCGAGTTCGTGGCGAATCATAACGCTGTGAATAATCCTCAGCTCCTTCCTGCCCTTCAGCTCATCGATGCAGCACAGCGCAATAATACCGTGGCATCGCTCACAGCCCAAGACGTAAGTCGTGCCATGGGAACTGGCAGCGCTGCCGTTGTTGCACCTGTTGTCAATGTTAATGCAGACAACGAACTGGTAGGTGCATCTCTCTATAACGTGAGTTCAACCATTGAAAGGCTCAATGAACAGCTCAATCTGGGCATCAAATCATACGTGGTCATTACGGGTCCAGATGGTTTCGACCGCAAATGGAGTCAATACAAGAAAATGAAATCAAACAAATAGTCTATGATTACATGTGTTATTAATGGTATGGCAGCCTATCCGGCTGCCAGCCAATCCATCAAGTTAACATACGCCAACCAGTACGTCACGGACGATGGAGAATATTCATACGACATTAACTTTCCGATGTCGATTATGGATAACCGTAGAGTTTTCCACAATGTTAGCCGCTTCGATGTATCTAAGGTTACCCAGAAGTTTAATGACTGCAAACTGTACGTGAGCGGTCGTTTGATTCTATCGGGTGTAGGAACCATCATCAGCGTAACGGAGGCTGAAATAAAACTGCAGATTGTGGGCGGAAAATCCCGCATCAAGTATAATGACAGGATGACCAAGCATTATATCGATGAAATCGCAACATTTGGCACAGCTGACAAACCCGGTTATACTGTCGACAAGGGCTGGTCTCAGGGATTTAAAAACCTTCAAAAGATCAATGACATCTATAGACTTGATGAAGATAAGTCGAAGTTCCTGGGAGTTGAAGGTAAATGGTGTTTCGTACCTGTACGGGACGAAACAAATGATATGATTGCTAATTTTGTTGGAGTGGATAAAACTAAGCAGTTCATCGGCTACAATGCGCCATTTGTCATGAACTTGGCTGTTCAGCCCAACCTGATGTACATATTTCGCAAGGTGGTGGAGTACGAAGGATATAAGCTCAAGCGCAATGACTTTGACTGCAAACCATGGAATCTCCTGTATATTGCTTCAGCTTACAAGACCAGAGAACTCCGTAAAGCACTACCTCATTGGTCAAGCTATACCTTTATAGAGGAATTCCGCAAGCTGTTCAATGCCACCATCGTCTTTGATGATATCAGGAAGACCTGCTCTGTTATCAATGCATCAGAACTGACAACCGCAGATTCTGTAGAAATCGAGCCTTTGGATGAATACACTACGGATTACGATGAAGATGGATCCTTCTCCACGTCATCTACAGCAAATCTGGAGTATAATCTGGGTGATTCTG